ATGAGTATGATTAAAAGAAGCAATGAGATTGCTATTTCGAAGAATGTTAAAATGATGGTTTACGGACAAGCTGGTATGGGCAAGACGACGTTCGCCCTCTCTGCACCTAAACCTTTGTTGCTTGATTTTGACAACGGTGTCAAGCGTGTTAATACTGCACACTTGGATGATAGCGTAGGTATCGTTCAGATTGATAGTTGGCAAGACGTGATGAATTTGCTGAACTACAACAAGAATGACTTGGCAGAGTTCGATACCATCGTAGTAGACACCATCGGAAAGATGATAGACTACATCATTCAATATCGCTGCAACGGTCGCAACCCGCAGATTCAAGATTGGGGAACTATTAACAATGACTTCAAGTGGTTTACTTCGTCCCTCTCATCACTTAACAAGAATATTGTATTTGTCGCACATCGTGACACTCGCAAGGAAGGGGAAAGCACAGTATTCATTCCTGCGCTCCGTGAGAAGAACTACAATAGTATTGTAACAGACTTAGACCTTCTTGGCTATCTCGAAATGCGAAGCGAGAATGGTCGCCAGATGAGAACCATCACTTTTGACCCGACAAGTCGTAACGATGGAAAGAATACTTGCCAGCTTCCTGGTTGTATGCAGATACCAGTAATCCTTGATGCAAACGGACAGCCAACCGCCCCGAACAACTTTATCGCTACTCAGATACTCTCACGTTATCAGTCTATGATAGCCCAGAAAGAAGAAAAGGTCAAGGAGTACAACAAGGCTCTTGAAGAAATTAAGGAGAGCGTACAACTGATTACTGATGCTAAGGGGGCAAACCATTTCATCGAGCACATCAAAGATTATGCAAACTTGGGTAACTCCGTAATTCTTCATGCAAGAAGTCTGTTCACCGAGAAGGTAAGTGCATTGAAGTTGGTTTACAATAAGGAGACCAAGCAATACGAGGACCCTCAAGCAGCATAACGTTATGGAAGAAGTCAAGTTTAGGTTCTATGCGACACTTTTGGATGCGTATCAGAACTACCTTGATAGTGACATCATATGGAGTAAGTATTGGGGATGGTCTGAAAATCCACCCCATACTCCAGAAGAGTTCAAGAAGATACAATTCCAGTCGTTAATAGATAGAATAAATCGAGTACCATTCGATAGTGAAGCTGCTGACAAAGGCACAGCATTCAACGAGGTTATTGATTGTATGGTCCTTCATCGTAACTCGGAGAATATGGATATTCACACCATTTATCAAGAAGTAGAAGAATATCCGTATAGCAAAAGGGTTCCTGTCGGTGTAGAAGCAAAGCTGAACGGCAGAAGTTTCTATTTCCCTATTAAACTAGTCCGACATTATGCAGCCTACTATAAAGGAGCATTGCCACAGGTCTATATACAAGCAGTCTTGCCTACCATGTATGGCAAAGTAATGCTGTATGGGTACATTGATTACCTTATGCCGTTCTGCACACATGATCTGAAAACAACACGTCAGTATGCGGTTGGCAATTACAAGAGACACTGGCAACATAAGGTCTATCCTTATGCCCTCATGAAGAATGGTTGTGATGTTTACGACTTCGAATACAATATCTCGGAAATCGGAAAGACGTATTACAGAAATTATACCGAAAGTTATACGTTTAACCCTAAAAGGGATATTCCTCTACTCACTCAACACTCCGAAGGATTGATTAGTTTCATTCAAGAAAACAGAGATTTGATAACAGATAAGAAAATATTCAATTTGGTTTAATATGGCAGAAGAAAATAACACCAATATCGTTGCACTCCAAGAAAAAGATGTGCAACTGGTGGTAAGCAAAGAAACTATCGGTCAGCTTACCACGAATATCAAAGAGGTTAAAGCTAGAGTTGAAAAGGCTTTGCCTATGTATGACATCAGCAACTATAGCACTGATGATATACCGAAGTGTAAGGAAGATAAGGCATTACTCAACAAGGCAGCTAAAGCACTTGATGATAAGCGCAAGGAGCTTGAAAAGGTTTGGAATAAACCTTTTGAGGAGTTCAAGACGACCTGTAATGAAACATGCAAGCTTATCAAGAATGCGGTATCTCTCATTGATGGCGTAATCAAAGAAGATGAAAACCGCACCAAGAAAGCTAAGAGAGACGAGATTGAAAAGCTTGCCGAGAAATGCGGAGTAGAAGCCATCGGCATCAAACTTGACCTCATCTTTGATGCGAAATGGCTCAACAAGACAACTTCAATGAAGTCTATCGAAAAAGCTATCACAGAAAAGGTTGATAACATCAAGAAAGACCTCGAAACCTTGAAGTTATTTGCTGAAGATTACGATGCACTTGCCGCCCGATACAAGGAGAATCTTAATCTGCAGGAGACTATCGCATACGCAAACAAGCTGAAAGAACAGCGTGCTAGCTCAGTGTCCCCTAGTAAGAAAGAAACTGCAATACCTCCAACATCACCTCAGAAGGAAGTCGCTGAGAACAAAGTAGCCGAACAACAGGAAGAGCAGTCGAAGAATGGTAAGATGTCTTCTGATGAAGAAGATGCAATGGATGCTTTCGCTGCCGCTATGGGACAGTCGGTTGCACCTCCTACTCCAACCGAGACACGTACTTACGTTTGTTCAGGCACAAAAGAGGCGATGGAATGTATGGAACGCTTCATGCGTGACAATGGTATCACTTTTAATGTTCAGTAAAAATGGCATTTCAGATTAGTGGAATTATTCAGCAGATAGGGAATACGGAGAGTATTCCCTATCAAGACAAAGTCTTCAAAAAAAGAGAGCTTGTCTTGGATTGCTCCTATCGTAACCAGTTCACAGGGCAGATAGAGAGAGCAAACTATCCTAAGTTCGAGTTTACGGGCAATCACGTAGATGATCTGAATGGATTCAATACAGGTGAAATTGTAACGGTATCATTCTCTCTGAATGGTTCACGCTCAGAGAAAGATGGGCAAGTCAGATACTTCACCAACGTTCAAGGTTATAAAATCGAGAAATATCAATCTCGTTATAATCAGCAACAGGGTGGAAATCAACCGACACAAGTCGTTAATGGTAATCAGCCTACCAACTCACAAGGTGCAGGGCAAATGAGCGCACAACAAGCAGCTATGGGGTCTGCAAGAAACGCAGCATCAGCTTCTAATTTCCCTCCCGCTGTAGATGAAAACGGAATCCCTATTCAAGGTAATAATGATGATTTGCCATTTTAATGATATAAGTTATGGCACTCTATAATTTGAAGAATCCTTACGAAAGAGAAAAGTTCAAAGAGAAATGCAGAGAGTTGTATATTAGTCAGTCCTATGTAGAGTTGAAAAAAAAGACGACTCAACGGTCTTTGGCTCAGAACAGCTATCTTCATTTACTGTTAGGATACTTTGCGTCAGAATTCGGCTACACACTCGAAGAGGTCAAGTTTGACATTTTCAAAAAGATATGCAACAGAGACATATTCGAGAAAAGACGAGTAAACAAAAGGGGACAAGAAGTTACCTACATTAGAAGCAGTACAGAACTTGATAAAGCAGAAATGACAACTGCAATCGAAAGGTTTAGGAATTACAGCAGTGCCCAATGTGGATTATATCTACCAGAAGCAAACGAGGGTGAAGCTTTGTTTTTTGCCCAACAGCAGATGGATCAGTACAAAGAATATCAATAATAAAAAATACAACTATGTTATCAGATTTGAAAAATTACTGTCCGAAGGAAATAGAGTTCAACCTTTCAGACAAAGACAAAGAAATGTTCGGTGAAGTGTTGGTGCTTTGCCCAGAGTGTAAGTCAGCCAAAGAGGTCTTTAAGAAGATAAAAGACAAATTCAATGCCACCTTCCCTAACGGGGAAAACGCAGAGCGTAAGTATGATAATTTCGAGGTTACCGCCATCCGTGAGGAATATTGCGTAAAGCAAGAAAATGAAGCTCCTAAGCGCAAGACGGAACTCGAATGTACACTTGCTCAAATCAAGCAGATGAAAAAAGATGCAGAAGAAGCCTACAATTCGGTGCTTCTGGAAATTGCAGACTTGGCTGCAAAAGTAAAGAACGGACTTACCGATTACCGTTTGTCAGCAAATGACACTATGCGCATTGCTCTCAATGGCCACTACCTCACCTACTCGTGGGTGGATGAAAAGTTCCAACTCTGCAAGGTGCAGCCTATACCTCCATTTGAAAAGGGTGGTCTATGGGCTCAAGAGGACACAAACCGTAAGGTTATGTTAGAAGAGTTCGGTATAGAGTTTCCTGAAGTGGACAAGCCTGTAGAAGAAGACAAAAACGACAGCACGGACAATAATGGAAATGATTTGCCGTTTGGCGACGATGACCCTTCTTTGGGCGACGATGACGAACCAAGTTTAGATGAATAATGATTTACCAGTTACGAGACTACCAACAGAAAGCAAGTGATGCTGCTGTAAGGGCATTTCAAAGTAAATCCAAAAGCAACGGACTCCTTATCCTGCCCACTGGGGCAGGAAAGAGTCTTGTTATTGCTGACATTGCTTCACGTCTTGATGAACCATTGCTCGTATTCCAACCGAGCAAAGAAATCCTTGAACAGAACTTTGCTAAACTGCAAAGCTATGGTATGGTAGACTGTGGTGTTTATTCTGCATCAGTAGGGTGCAAAGACATAAACCGAATTACCTTTGCAACAATAGGCAGCGTGATGAATCACATGCGAGACTTCGCACATTTCAAGAATGTTATGATTGATGAATGCCATTATGTGAACAGCAAGGGCGGTCAGTACAAAGATTTTATTGAAGCAGAGAATCGTAGAGTCGTAGGACTAACTGCAACACCGTATAGGTTAGGAAAGGGATTAAATGGTCTATCAATGTTGAAGTTTCTTACTCGTACACGTCCAAGAATCTTCGATACAGTCTTATACTATTGTCAAATAAGCGATTTGTTGGCTAAAGGTTATCTTGCAGAGCTACGATATTTTGACTGTACGCAGCTTGATATGAGCCAAGTAAAAACCAATTCCACTGGAGCAGACTACGATGAAGAGAGCCTAAAGCTTGAATATGAGCGCAGCGGTTTTTATGACCAACTAACATCTACTACTATCAGAGTATTAAAGCCAAAGAACAAGATACCTAGAAAGGGAGTTCTTGTCTTCACTCGATTTATAGATGAAGCAGAAAAACTTACAAATAAGCTCAGTTCACTTGGAATCAAATCAGCCACAGTGACCGGAACAACCCCAAAGGTAGAACGTGAAAGTATACTCAAGGAGTTCACATCAGGTAAGATTAAGGTTGTAGCAAATGTAGGAACACTCACCACTGGTTTTGACTACCCAGCACTTGATACAGTCATACTTGCAAGACCGACAAAGTCGTTGTCGCTTTATTATCAGATGGTAGGACGAGCCATACGCCCATTTAAGGGAAAGGACGGATGGATTATAGACCTTGGAGGGAACTATAAAAGGTTCGGCGATGTAAGCCACCTTAAAATAGACCTTGAACTTCCAGGAAGTACAAGATGGTGTATAAGGTCTCAAGGTAAACAATTAACTAACGTAACATTTTAGTATTATGGAGATAAAAGGCAAAGTACATTGTTTCTTTGAACAATCTGGAACATTCAAGAATGAGTTTATCAAGTTGGGTATTCCTGCAGAAGATTACGATATACAGAATGACTTCGGACAAACTGAAAACATTGTTGATCTGTTTAAGGAAATAGAAGCAGCTTATGAAGACAAGCCATCTATCTTTGACAAGATAGATAAAGACGACTTAATCTTAGCCTTTTTTCCTTGTATATATTTCTCTGCAATGAGTCAGATGGCGATGTACTACGGATGTACTAATTATCGCAAGAAGACAACAAAAGAAGCTACTGATATGATATTACAACGTTCAGTAAACAGAGAGAAATTCTTTCGACTTGCAGTAAAAATGGTCTCAGTTGTTAAAATCAGGGGGGGGCAGACTTATTATGGAGAATCCATGGAGTGAACAAACATTCTTGAAAAGCAATTTCGTCTTACCACCTACCATCATTGACAACAACAGATTGCTGCGTGGTGATTATTACAAAAAGCCAACAGCATATTGGTTTATTGGTTGTGAACCTACAAATGGGAAGAGTTTGCAAAAGAACAAAATACAGAAAACAATCATTAAAGCAAGGGGAAGTAAACAATCTGGCATTTGTTCAACAGAGCGAAGCCTTATTTCTGCTGATTATGCAAGAAACTTTATTTGTGATTTCATATTAGGTAAACAACAAAAGGGATTAACAATTCCTCAACTATTTCAAATTTAATGGATATGATAATTGAATCAAATCAGATTAAAGAGTGGGTCAAAAGAGCCTACGATAACGCAGTCAAGCATGGATGGCATAACGAAAACAAATCCAACGCACATTGGTTAATGATGGTTTGTACAGAAGTAGCTGAAGCCGTACAAGCAGACAGAAAAGGCCGCTACATGAATGACCTTGACAAAGAAGGACTTAGAACAGTACTTGCTAACGACAACGGAGGAAAATTATTCGATAAATACTATTCAGATAGTATAGAAGGCAAAGTAGAAAGTGAATTGGCTGACATCTGCATTAGAATCTTTGACTTTATGGGAGTTAGAGATATTGCGGCAAACTATGAAATATCAGTGATAGATGCGGAATATTCATTCTTTGTTCGTCATACTTTTACTGAAAACGCCTTATTTGTTACTAACGACATTCTATGCGGAAATGCACATAGTTTATTCTTTAGTACTTTGCCAGTCCACCCATCTATGCTTGGTGCCATATGTCAAAGTGTTCTGTTGTCTGTATTTAACTGGGCGAAAGCACTTGATATAGACCTCGTACAACACATCAACTTGAAGATGCGTTACAACGAAAGCCGAGAATACCTTCACGGAAATAAGCTATATTAAAGAGTCCTATGGTTATGAATAAATACTATTTCAACCGCAAATCAAAAGCTGCTCAAACAGCAAAAAAAGAGGTAAAAAAGACTACTTCTAAGAGTAAACCTAACTTGGTTAAGAAGCTCGATCGGGTATTCTCTCTTTACATACGTCTTCGTGATGTTATGCCGAATGGATTTACTCGATGTATCTCATGTGGTAAAATTAAGAGCTTCGAAGATATGGACTGTGGACACTTCTATAGCCGTACTCACATGGCAACAAGGTTTGACGAAGACAACTGTAATGCAGAATGTAAATTCTGTAACAGGTTCAGCGCAGACCATCTTATATCGTACCAAACGAACCTCATACGCAAGATAGGCATAAGTCGGTTTGACAAACTTGGCTTAAAGGCTAAATCCACCTGTCATTGGCTTGATAGTGAGCTTGAAGAAAGGATAAAGTATTACTCACAGAAAGTAAACGAACTAAGCCATGAAAAGGCAATAAGAGTAAAAGTTAAATAATGATAGTCTAAGATATTTTAGCCTTGAAAATATTAGTCATTCAAATATTTTTAACTATCTTTGCATACAAGAAAACAACATCAGGAACGTGGAACTTTCTGATAAAAAATATTGAATCCTCGACAAGTATTGCTTCTGTTCCACCTGCATACGCAGAGAAGTAAGAACGTTGAGGATTTTGTTTTGATTACTATGCTAAACGGTTGGATTAAGATACCTCGCAACGTCCTTGAGTGGGAATGGTGGGATAAACCAGAAATGGTTGTCCTGTACCTCTACATGCTTGCGTCAGCAAATGAAGATGATACACTTTGGCATAGCAAGGAGATAAAGAGAGGACAGTTTGTTACAAGTCTAAATACTATAGAACGAGATAATCCTAAGCTGACTAAAAAGATAATTCGTACATGCCTTAAACGATTCCAAGACGCAGGGACGATAAGCATAGAATCTACTAACAATTATTCAGTAATAACAATCTGTAATTTTGATGAATATAGTTGTGCGAAAGCTGTTTCTTATGAAGAGACAAAAGAAGATAATCAAGAAAATAAACATCAAGAAATATCTTCTGTACATCCAGAAAAGAAAGAAACGAAACCAAAGAAAACCAAGGAAGAAATCAAGGAAGCAACAAAGAAACGAACAAAAGAGTTCTACGATAGTTTGATTCCTTACGTCCCTACTTATGGTAGGGAAATGGTAAGAGAGTTCTTCGATTATTGGAGCGAGCCTAATAAGTCAGGCTCAAAACTTAGATTTGAGCAAGAAAAGACATGGGATTTGAGCAGAAGGCTTGCACGATGGTCAAATCATAATAAAGAATATAAGAGCAATGAAGACAAAAAGAATAGACCAAATAACAATACTGCAGCACAACGAGTTGGGGAAGCAACCGACCTCGTTAAATCCTTGTTGTCCTCGCAAGGCTGAGATAACAGCGAAATACGGAAGAACAGCAAAAGAATTTTTGCTCACGGTCACACCGGCTCAACAGTCTGTATTGTATAAGAATATACATGATTGCTACTTTGGTGATTACCCTACGCTCGGGGAGCTAAATGGGACATATACCCCTAAAACTGCACAAGCATGGCTCGTACCACAACTTTTGGATCTGTCTGAATATTGTGGAGTAAAGGAGAAATTCACATCTAATCAGTTGAATCAATGCTCAGATATTATTGCAAATGACTACTTCTATTTGAAGGTATCGGAGATAATGCTTTTCTTTGCGAGATTCAAAAGATGTTGCTATGGTCGTTTCTGGGGTGCTGTTGACCCTCTTGTGATTATGGAAGCCTTAAAGGCGTTTTGTCGAGAGAGAAATACAGCATATTACGACCAGGCTAAAAAGGAAGAGGAGTTAAGACTTGCGAATAACAACTCTTGCACTTGGGAAGAATATGCAGAACGAAGTGGACAAAAAGGTAAGCCGTTTCCATTTTCAAGCGATTCAGGTAAACATCGTAAAGCAGAAAAAATCAAAGACCACTCAAGGGTAAATATAGAAGAAAGAATACTTGATATTGCCAATTCTCTCAAAGAAAACTCATACAATTGTGATACGGAAACGTTATTGGTAATGAAAGCTGCATTCAAAACCAAATACGGCTGCACTCCAGAAGAATACATATCACGGAAAAGTTAGTCAAAGTTAAACTATTGATTATCAGTAAATTACAGAGTTTTAAAATTTGGTCAATAGCAAAAAAATGACTACCTTTGCAATAGATAATTAAAACAATAATAACTTAAAGTTAAAGAGCAATGAAGACTGAAAAGAACAACGAGTTTATGAACGTATCAAAAACTGCAAAGCGAAGATTAATACGGTTACTATGATAGACTGGAAAGCATTCTACGCCAATGGTGGCTATTATGGCGATAACGACCCTTATTGCTACGATGACGGCAATGATGAGGAGTACGAGGAAGATGACGAGTACGACCCAAACGATTGATACAATTCTGATCTGAGTACGAATCAAGTTATTAACGCTTTTTATTTTAGAATATGAACAACAAGATTAGCAGTTTGCTTGCTGAAAGAAGAATTATCAACTTCAATATTATAAAGCTTGTTAAAGAAGACATCAAGAGTCTCCCATACAAGATAGGAGATAAGTGTATAAATACCAAAACAAAAGAGGTGTTTTGGATACATGATATTCGTCCTACACTTCTGAACTGTTTTTGGCCGACTGGTGATTTTACTATTACCGTGAATCCACCCAAAAAAGATGGTACACGTTCAGCAAGAAAACGAATATTGTACTATGAGTTTCAAGACATAAAGAAATTGGAGGATTAACAATGAAGACAACAACAATTGACTTTGTAGATAATGCCACGACCAAGGAGGCTGGCATCTACGCAGTAAGGTACGGATGGGCATTTGTAAAGGGTGTGTGCCGTGAAGTGAACGAGTTTGTGCATCGGCTGCCATGGGTGTGCATAGGCGCTGTGCTAATAGTGGCAACATCGGTGAGCTACGTGTGCATTGCGGAAGCGAGAGCGGAACGTGACAAGGCGAACAAGGCGCAGATGGAGCTACAGCAGCAAGTAGAACAGCTCTCATGCGCTGTCGAAGCAGAAAGGAGTGCAAAATGATTCACAATCCATTTATGCCTCGTGAGCAGCGCACAGCAATCCTCACGTTCGACAACGGTCAGCGGGTACGTGCCGAAATCCTCATTCCCAAGTCAGACCGACCAATCTTTCACGACGACCTCGAACGTCGCTTTATAGAAGACTTCCACAAGTCGCAGCCTAATGCTGCTCACAAACTTGTCAAAGTTCACATTCTACGCAATTAAAAAAAACATACGACAATGACAACATTCAACAAAGACCTCTCGCCTATAGACCAGGCACGTATAATACTGCGCAACTACGACAAGGTAGTCGAAGAACGCGACAAACTGCTAAAGGAGAACGAGCGCCTGAACAATCTCGTAGAGCAGAAGGACGTGCTCTATCGCAATATGCTTGAGCGTATGGAGGCGAAGAACAAGTCAAGTGCCATTGAGAGCAAATACAAGAATTTGCAAGTTCAGCATGACAGGCTCAACAAAGAGTATGAGAAACTGAAGGGCGCACGATATTCGGTGGAGATAGTGAAGCAACTGTGCGGCATTTTAAAGACATACAGCAAGCAGCTGCGCAAGACAGGACTGAATATTGACGCTATAGAGGAGCTGTTTGACAGCAGTGCAGAAGAGCCGTCAGAAAAAGAAACAATACTGGGCAAATGCATCTACGACAAGCAGACACAGAACTTCATTGACTACGTGCGTGAAGTCATTGATGTTTGGCACACTACTGGTACGCTGCGAGGCATATCTCTGCTTTCCAGTCGGTACAGAGTAACCGCTCTCACTAAAGAGCTGTTCTTTATTTACAATCTTGACAAGGACGGCGTAGACGATGCTACTATAGCGAAAGTTTACGAACAGGTAAAAAAACGATAAAAACAACAGAGTAATGAAGGAAGAGTATACATCATGGGAGTACTTCAAAGAAGATACTCCTATTACCAACATTCAAGTAAATTCTTAACACCATTTGTAACTATGAAGAAGAAAATCAAGACATGGCTCATACACCTTCTGGGTGGTGTGACAGTAAGCGAGATGCAACAGAGCAATTTTAATAGCGCTTGCTTTGGCGCACGTAAGGCTCTTGCTATTATCAAAGAGTATGCTGACAGCGTAAACGGCAAGCCTGCTGACGAATGGTGCGAGCTGGTGTACAAGCAGATTTGCAGACAATTAGATTCGGTCACGTATGGAACTGACGAAGAAAGACCAACGAGAAAATAGAAATCCTGGAAATGCGTTACAATAAAAATTACAACAATGGAAAACAAGATTAATATAGCAGAGATATTGAAGGACTGCCCGAAGGAAATGAAATTGTACTCACCGATATATGGCAAGGTCGAGTTTCGGAAAGTGAACAGTAATTCTGTATATTCAATAATGATAGCTACCAGCATAGACCGCACTGGTTCATTTACTTCTGAAGGTCGACTTTATGAAAAATACCCCTCTGCAGAATGCCTCCTCTTTCCCTCCCGTGAAATGCGCGACTGGACGAAGTTCTTCAAGCGAGGCGACGTGGTGTATAACAAAGATGGCGGAATGTACGCTATCTTTGAAGGTTGGGTGAATGACGATTACACCGAATTTAACACAACAATCAATTATTATGAGTCCATCGCATTGTTTGGCACTGAGGAGGTCTGCTACACGGATTGCTTTGTAAAGGCGAGTGACGAAGAAAGAGCGGTGTTTATCGCTAACGCAGAGGATTACTACAACGGCAAGTACAACCCCGACACCCTGCAAGTAGAGCCAGTAAAGCCAGAATGTCCGTTCGAGCCGTTCGACAAGGTGCTGGTGAGGGACTGTGAAGTACATGAATGGTACGCTAACTGTTTCTCACATTACAGGGGGAATGATAAAGACTTTCCTTATGCTTGTTTTGGCAATAATTTTCGTTACTGCATCCCCTACAACGAGCACACCGCCCACCTCCTCGGCACAACCGACCCATACACGGAAGGAGGCAGCGAATGAGCTGACCCTTCTCCCTCGAAAACGTCAAGTTCCGTGAGACCGCACACATAGCCTTCGAGGACGAGTACGTTACGGCATATCAGTCCACCGACATCGTCCCGAAGATATACAAGAGCGTCAATACCCCTCGCGACAAGAACGGATTGGCATCTGGCAACCCCAAGACTTACTACCGCACACGATACAGCGAGTGGGTAACGGAAAAGACATTTGTTGAACAATATCAGAAAATCAGAGAAAAATTCTAAGTTATGCTAATAATAGAAATATTGCAAATAATCGCCAGCCTCTCTATCACCATGGCGCTTTTCTATGCGTTCTTTAGAGTTGGCAGACAGAGTGCTTACGACCATATCCTTGAGCGTTTTAGCGACGCTGTAAAGATTCTCGATAAGCAGAACGCATACATACAATCATTGGAAGAAAGAGAAAGACACGACCCTAAGCGCCCTATGCTAATCGAATACGAGCCTTCCGTCCATGCCGAAGACTTCATTGACAGCTTGCAACGGATGATAGCCCAATATGGCAACAAGACTGTCGAACTTGAAAGCACAGACATTACAGATGTTATCTACGATGCCGAACGAGGATATTTCACTCCAACATGTCTGTGTGACATACCGCTTAAAGCGAGCGAAATAGTTGACTTGATGCGGAAGCTGATAAACAAGCACGGCAATCTCGCAGTAGAGTGCCCAAAAATGATGCTCTCATCAATTACATATTACGCAGATAAAAACAAGTTTCACATTAGTTAGTTATAATATGATAGACGAAAAGAAAATCACAGAAGAGGTAAACGCTTACATGTCTTGTGAAAGTCTCTTACCTACTCCTCTTACTCCCGAAATCCTCGAAAAGAACGGATGGGAGCGAGATAAACTGGTGTCATACATTTATGGTCACAACATCGAAGTTATCTGCACTCCTAATAGTGAATGGATGTATGTTACTTTTAAAGGTGAAACCATACACAGGATAAAGTACGTCCACGAACTTCAGCGCATACTTTGGGCACTGGGCTTGGACGCAAATCTAAAGATTTAAAGGAAATCGAGGAAAATCAGAGGTAAATTTCCCCTAATCAAAAAATCAAATAAATATAACATGGATATTGTTAACAACAAATATGTAAACACTGTCATTGGCAGCATAAGTGGCAAAATTACCTACAACGGTAAAGTCTTTAACGTACCGAGTAGCTCCCGTTTAGAAATGGCGGACGGCAAGGTTCTCATCAATGGCAAGCCCCTCGCAGAGTACAACGAAGCCGACTGTCCAATCATCAAAATCGAGATAACCGGTTCTGCTAAGAACATCAAGACTACAAACGGAGACGTGACGGTCAAAGGCAACGTAACAAGTATAGAAACAATGAGCGGCAGCGTGCATTGCCAAACCGTTGAAGGCGATGTCTCAACAATGAGCGGCAGCGTCACTTGTGCCAACATCGAAGGTGATTGCTCAACAATGAGCGGCAGCATAAGGAGATAAGTAACATGACAATATCACAACTCATCACGTCTTTGCAGACCTTGCAAAAGCGCATAGGCGACACCGACGTACTCCTCAACGGACAAGACATCCGCTTTGTCGAAGACGAGTGGTGGCGAGGTAAAGAAGTGGTAAACTTAGAATAATAGCGTATGCAAAAGATTATGTTCAACGACAAGTATGGTCTGACTGATGCCGTACTTATAGGTCACAAGACGCAGACAAGACGTATTGCCTACACTGGCAGTCTCCCATATCTTGATTTTGGTATTTGCGTAGAACCGAAAAATTTCGGAAGAGCTTCCTTCTCTTACAGTACTGTTAATATAGCCCATTCACGTTATTGCGTTGGCGAGGAAGTCGCCGTAGCACAAGCATACAACGAATTTGTAAGTGAAGCTGGCTTCAACGAAGCAGAAATCAACAAATTAAGAATCTCCAAAGGTTGGACTAACAAAATGTTTGTAAAGGCCGACCTTATGCCACACCGCATCCGCATCACCGATATACGTGCCGAGCGGCTACAAGATATTTGTGAAGATGACTGTTTGGCTGAGGGTATTTGGGAGGCGCACAACATAGGGCTTAAAGGTGTGACGTATTCGTACGCAAGCTTAGCAAACACTCCGTACCGAACGGCTAAAGAAGCCTACGCCGCCCTCATAGATAAAATCAGTGGCAAAGGCACATGGGCATCCAACCCCTACGTATTTGCCTATGAGTTCGAATTAGTAAAATAAATACATCTATGATTAAAAAGTATAAAAGAAAGTCTGATTTCGTTGAGGCTGTTCAATGGACAGGCGAGAATAAGGAAGAGATAGAAGCGTTTATAGGCAAAGAGTGTAAAGTTATTATAGGTGGAGCACTTATGCCTAAGGAAGAAAGTGACGCTGATTACATATTTTTGTTTCCTAAATTCTATGCTGTCAAGAAAAACAATGACATTTTTCTTGCTCGCTCACCCGAGTACATTGCAAAGATGTATGAATCTTATGATTCTATCCTTGACATCGTAAAGGTAGAATACAAGGAAGTAAGTGAGCGGTATGAGATTATCGAGAATCTCTTGAAAGGTAAGACTCCACAAGAGTTGCTTGAAGAGTACGGTCCGCAGAAGACTGTAACGTTAAGCGGCATGGATATGGTGATGGACAAGTACTTGAAAGTGCTGAAAGAACAAATCGAGTCTATTGAGAAGGAAGAAAAGAATGTAAAATTAAATAATTAATAAAAATACAACTATGAACAAAGAAATGAAACAGTACATTGGTACTAAGATTGTAAAGGCTATGCCTATGACAATGACAAAAGCACAGAAAGTGCTTGGTAGAGAAATAAAGCCTGCAACCGTTGAGGAAGATGGCTACTTGGTAGAGTACAAGGATGGATATAGGTCTTGGTCTCCTAAGAGTGTGTTTGAGGAAGCCTACAAGCCAGCCGAAACATTCTTGGATAGACTATCTATAGAGCAACATGAACTGACAGAAAAGGTTGATAAGTTACGTAAGTTCTTGTCTGTAGAAGATGCACAAATGAAAGTTGGAAGTTTTCAGTTTGTAAGAATGACAGAGCAACTTGAAGCTATGGAAAAGTACCTCAATATCTTAATTAGAAGAATTGATAACTTAAAAGATGAAGGTCCGACTTGCAACTAACAGAGTAAATAACACTACAAAGAAATGAAAACAGATAAATGGAAAGTCGCCGCTTTTGTGGCGTGGGTTGTTGAAACGTTCATTGTTGCCAGTATTACGCTGAGAGGCATAAGTAAAGCTGATACAACAACAAATCTGATAAGCGTGGCAATCTTTTTATTTTGGACGCTTTTGTCCTTGGCAACGAATGCTTTCACTTTTAAAAAATAATAAGAAATGAGTAAATTTAAATCAATGTGTATGTTTTTGCTGCCTATAACAGCATTGTGTTTAACCTCTTGCAGCGAACGTGTAGACGCTGGCTCTGAAGGCATTCTTGTCAACCTTTACGGCTCAGACAAGGGCGTGGATGATGTGAGTCTCGTTACAGGTCGTGTATGGTATAACCCGTTTACGGAAGAGGTCTATGAGTACCCGACATTCGTACAGACAATCGATTATCCTGCATTTACCGTCAACGCTAAGGATGGTTCAGAGTTTACAGTTGACCCGACTGTCTCTCTTAAGATGATTGACGGCAATGCGCCGAAGGTGTTCAAGAAATACCGCAAGGAACTCAGCGACATTGTAAACGTCACTCTCTTCAACTACGTAAAGGACGCCTTCCGTATTCAGCTCAACAAGTACACCACAGACCAGATTGTCAGCAACCGCGATATAGTCGAACGTGCAATAGAAGCACAGCTGAGCGAAGCACTCGCTAACGAGCACTTCCATCTTGAACAGCTCACCTCTGGTCTCAAATACCCCAACTCTATCGTGCAGGCTGTCAATCAGAAGAATAAGGCTATCCAAGAAGCACAGCGAGCACTCAACGAAGTAGCCGTAAAAAAGGCTGAGGCAGAGAAAATGCTTGTACAGGCTCGTGCCGAGCGTGAAGCCAACGAGCTTAAATCTGCAAGCCTTACTCCTGCTATTCTCAAAAAGATGTGGATTGAGAAGTGGGACGGCTCTGTTCCGCAGGTCGTTACTGGCGGCAGTAACAGCACATTCATCGATATAAGCAAATTGAAGTAAAAGATGAAAAATAGAGTTGTAGATATAGATAAGGATACAATCGCTTTGATTATTAATCACAAAGGCTCGGAGTATCTTAGTTATGTGGACAAGTCAGATTTACACAAGATATCTGTTATCAAAGGAACGTGGTGTCTTGCTGTTAACAGGACAGGACATATTGACGGAGTAAAGACTAAAATTCAGAAGTCCTTGTCAAGAAAGCAAATATGGTTGCACAATATTGTTCTACAAAAAGAAAAAGAGAGTAATATTGTAGACCATATTGATCACAATACGCTTAATAATAAAAAATCCAATCTAAGGGAGATTACAAGACAAGAAAACGCTCAGAATATATCTACAACTCTGTCTTCTACAACGAGACATAGAAATGTTACTATCGACAATGGCTATTATCGAGTTAGAATAAACGGTATTTCTTTAGGCCGATATAAAACTATAGAAGAGGCAATCTCTGTGGCCGATACTGAAAGAATTAAAATATTTCCTAAGAGTAATTTATTAAACAAGAAAATACAATTAAACAATACCGTAAACGAACTAAGAAAGAAAAATAAACAATAACCCTCTCCCTGGTGACAGCAGGGAGAGATAAAACAAAAACATTATGACACAAGAAGAAATTAAAGAGCGTTTAAGAGCATTAGTGAACAAGAAGAAGGTTATTGACTTGGAAATAGAAAAGCTGCAAGATGAATGTCTTGCCAACTACCCAATACAACCAGGCGATAAGTGTGTAGACAAAGAAGGCAAGTTTTATTGGGTTGACAGATTGCTTTTTTGGGACACATCATCTATATTCCCGACGATTTTCGCGTATCGCCAAAAGAAAGATGGCACACTCGCCAAGCGTAGTGAACAGGTTATTACCGATAGTATTACTAAAATAAACAAATAAAGAAAATGAAGCCAATAAAGCATAATAAGCAGCCCAATCGCATAATATACTTTGGTACAGATGGCTGTGTAGGGCATTATCCTTTGGGAATCAACTTTCATCTTACACGAAAAGAGTATAAGGATTTTCAAAATATAGACAGAATCATAACAGACGAGTTTTTAAATAAGGCTACAGGAACTTTTTTCCGTTACATAACAAATGGTACTCCTTATATTGGATTCGGTGTCCCTTATTCTCCAGATGATGAACGCCCAGGCAGTAAGACTATCGTGTTGGTTGGATGTGGAACTGTACAGAAAGTAATAGATGCAATCTTACAAAACTCCTTTCTCTTGGACAAGTTCAAGAAAGTAAAAGAGAAGTATAACCTTTATATTTATTTTTTGGAGGACAAACAATGAACAGAGAGCGAGCAAAAGAACTGCTGCCTATCATACATGCATTCGCAGAAGGTAAAACAGTACAATTTAAAAATTCATTTGAAGATTGGATTGACTGCGATAATATAATGTTTAATTGGCCTCCAAAAGACTATCGCATCAAGCCAGAACCCAAGTACCGCCCATTCAAGGACGCAGAAGAGTGCTGGCAGGAAATGCAGAAGCATGAGCCATTTGGGTGGGTAAAGGACAAGGAAAGAGGATATAAAGTAACAATAACGAGAGTTAATGACGATGAAAATACAGGTTTTATGGCAATCAATGGTAAAAGCGAATGGACGTTAGAGGGACTAATGGATTATTATACATTCGCTGACGGCACGCCCTTTGGCATAAAGGAGGAATAATTTATGAAAGCAAGATTGGCAAAGAAGATAATTAAGGCGAGTGATACTTACTGTTTCTATTGTAGAAATTGCGACACTCACAGTAGATTTAAGTATCATCCGTATTGGACAAGTCATTGGAACCACTATGGTTCTCGGATGGGCGACGTTCCCTCAGCAACTTGGAAGTTAGACCAACGCTTGAATGTAGCTTTGCGACGGCTGCCTCAATATACACAGAAACTGTTGTGTGCTGTCAGGGCAAAGCAAATGGAGCTGAAAAGAATACGGCTGCACAGGTTGTTGGAACGGGTGAAAGCCAAACAGAGCGTTAAGGAAGGGAATAGTAATGAGAATGTATCCTCATCAATCGACGGAAAAATGGAATGTCTATAACGGCAATCTATTAGACTGGGAAGCGAGTCGTGAACTGACCATGCTCTATCAAAGGCGCATGGAAGAGGAAAAGAGCAAGGGGGAGTTTGTCCCTTATAGGACTTACTTCCGCTGCTCAAGGTTTAAAATTAAAGAATAAACAATATGGAAAGAACTATAATATACAGAACACAGCGTACCGTTACAGACGTACGCACAAAGGGAGGTATGAAGGCACATATTTGTGTGTATGGCGAGATAGCGAGAGCGAAGGGCAAAAGGTTTTGGATTTTCAAGCTGCCCGACAGATACATACGCAGAACTTGGCTAATGGAGTACGTGAAGACCGTGCGAGGGACTTACGTGCCCATTAAGTGTTACTTGAAAAGGCTTTCATTCGAGAGCGTCAAGCGAGTGATGAAAGTGGAGAACATAATGGAGGAGGAACTTAAAGTAAAGTGTCATGAATATAAGAAGAAGTCTGGTAAGGCAGAATAGAAACCTGCTTGCTGTGCATCCTGACGTGATGAAACGGACGATGGATGCAGTGAACGACCAGTGCTCGCTGTACTATATCATCATCGGCTCGGTATATAACCTGGCACAAAGTTCGATGCTCGACGCTAAGGTGATGCTGGAGGAGACAAAGCACTGGAAACATGAGGTGAAAAGAGACGTGAAAAAGGCTCTTGCTGCATACGACACGTGGAACTCGAAGATGAAGGTGCAGCTGCGGGACAGGTATCAGATGTGGCTTGACATATCGGACGACGTGGCGGAGAAGATGAAGATGCACGTACAGAAGCTAAAGTGGAGCTATGATGCGGTGCTGATGAAGCATAACGACACGGAACATTTGCTTAAGGCACATCTGTTGACTGCTTTGACGATGAACGACCTCGCATTGTCGACGTTCAGAAAGTACATAGCCGACGGATCCGAGAAGACAAAGGTGGATATGAGTTTGCTGTTTTCGAAGGAAAGTTCGTTCAAAGATGTGGCGACGAACAGGGAGAACGCTGTAAGGAGAGTGCTGAAATGCAGTGGCGGAGACATTGACTGCAACAAAGACAGCAACTGCGTGTTGGCTGCGGACATCATCAGCAGGAAACTGGCTGACTTCAAGATGTATGAGGAGGCTTGCGGATATGGCGCTGAGTATAATCCCGAGGTCATAGAGAAGTATATTGAATAATGGAACATGAAAACACAGATTAGTGCATCTTGACCGTGAGGTTAGGATGCCTTTTTTATTGCATTAAGTTCAGTTAACACAATGTTAATAAGTTATTTACTCTTATATTTGTCATTTTAAGTTTAGGTAACACATAGTAATTTCAGTTAAGTTAACTAAAAGTTAATTCCTTTGTTTAAGCTGTTCTAAGCAAGTCAAATTTTCTCTCCATACACTTACACATATTTTCGGAATTAGAGTGTTACAGCGGAATTTGGGTTAAATGTTAAACTCATTTTTGTTTAAAAGTTAGCCAAAGTTAAACTGTTGATTATCAGTAAATTACAGAGTTACAAATTTGGTCAATTCAAAAAAAATGACTACCTTTGCAATAGATAATTAAAACAATAACAACTTAAAATTAAAGAGCAATGAAGACAAATGAATTAACAGATAAGCAGAAAGGTCTAAGGTATTCGATAAGCGTTGACTTCGAATGTATGAACGATGCAGATTATACAAAACAATCCGCATTAGATTGGTTTAAAACTGACGAATGCAAAGAAGCTTATGATGGATATATTGTAAATGGTATCTATGAACCCACAAATGAAAACTTCTTAGATGTGGTTAAAGAAGTGTATTTCGCTTGTGGATATGATAAAAATTGGTAATAAAACTAAAGAGCAATGAAAGAACTATTAGAAAACATTGGCAACTTTAATGGGTGGAAAGGAAACATCTGCCTTTATTTTCCCAAGAAGAAGATTAGAGAATTAAAGCCTTATGGAATAACAGAAGATATGAATATAAGGCAGGCATATCTAAAAGTGAGCAATGTTAAAAATATATAACAATTATAGAGCAATGAATAAAGTAACAATTCTGAAAGTAACCTTCTACAAAGAAGAGGTTAATTTTTGGGGAGAAGATTTTCTTACAAAGGTAGAGCTTAGTCACGTATGTGACAACAAGAAGAGTCTTTACGAAAATGAATGCGATGCCTTTGACAAAGCAATAGCGAATGGTCACAACCCATATAGAGAGATAAAGTACAAAATTGTAGAATCTAACATCTAATCATATGAGACAGTCAGTATTAGCAATCAAAGACCTTGCAAATCGAGCAGGACAAGGTATTAGTATGGACCCAGAACGTATGGGCGCAAGTCTTTTACAAGAGTGCGAGAGCGGTTTGAACTCTTTCTTAGCACAAATCCCCGAAGAACTGCAAAACGAGTACGAGAAACGTTATATCTCTAAGTATAGCGAATGGCTTCAAGCTTTGAGTCGCACATTCTCAGTAATGGTAACGGGAGCAGGTAATTTCAACAACCGCAGACATCAGAAGATGAATGATTACGAGCATTCTGCACGTGAGCGCTTTGAGACTTGGAAAGAGAAGGTCGTGAAGCGTGTAAACCGCCAACAGCGTTTGGTAGGCTGGGAGGAAGTTGAGCGTTTGCAGAGCAAGCTCGATACGCTTACTGAGCTGCAGGAGAAAATGAAAGCAGTGAACAAGATCGTCAGAAATGGCAAATTATCAGACGAAGAGCAGCGTGAAGAACTCGAAGCTCTCGGATTGTCCACTAGTTCAATAAACGGCTTAATGGCAGAGCCTCCGTATTCATTTATGAAGAAAGGTTTTCAGACTTATCAGCTATCAAATAATCTTGCAAAAATTAAAGACATAGAGCAGGCTATTAAGCGCCATACAGTGATGGCAACCACAGAAGACAAAGAATATAAGTTTGATGGCGGTAAAGTCGTTATATGTAATTCTGACGAGCGAATACGTATATATTTCGATGAAAAACCTAACAGCGAAACAAGGTCTATACTAAAGGGAAATGCTTTTAAATGGTCTCCTAAAAACAATGCATGGCAGCGACAGCTTACACCTAACGCAAGGTTTGCGCTGAAACATCACATCATACTTCCGGGCTTTACATTCGCCAACGACTAAAGTCCCAAACACACCATATAAGGCGATATAAGCGAGTTTCTTCATGTCGCCTTATATCTTACACACCAAAATATTCATACGCTTATGGAATCTACAATTAGTCAAGTACAAGAAATAGTGTCAGTTCTGACATCAGACGAACAGCAGCTACTCAAAGACACCATCAACTACGGTTCATGGGGCGATAGCGATTGGGAGTTTCTTGACGAGAATAACAAAGTAGAAACCGTTAGAATGTACGGTTACTGCACCAATGACGCTAAGAGGGCTGGACATTTCAGCGGAAGAAAGGTATCTTCCATGTTCCGTTCTATTTATAAGAAGCTATGCCCTACAAATCACAATAAGATAGGCAGATACATTTCACACTGTAACGATTGGTGGGGTGATGGTAGTGGAGATATGCTGTTCATCAGAACCGGTTATTACCTCACATTTGAAGAGTGGGCTAGATTGAAATAATTTAAAAATGACCAATATTATGAGAACAGTAGGAACTTTATATCTAACTTATGACACAAAAGTTGAAGAGATAGAAATGAAAAGCAAAACTTTTGGTGGAATGTTTATGGAAGCTAAAGACATAGTCGAAGATAGAAAACATGATAAAAGATTATCCGACGCTCGGTTCGTATATGCTGTACTTCTTCCACCAGTACCACAATACGCCAAAAAATATGCTTCTATGGATTTTGTTTTGTTTGATAGTACAAAAGAAAAGTAAGAATAAAGATATAACACACATTATGAATAAGTACACACAGAGATTTATCAAGAACCTCGTCAAACAAGGTGATGCGATAGACATTTCAAATAGCCTCAGTAGAGAAGCTATCCCAGAAGGATATTATAGGGTCGGATATTCTAAAGGTGTCAACGGTATTAACGGACTTATCCTCAAAGGTATAAGCGGAAAGCTATACGTAGTGACAAAGAGTAATACAGCTATTAATATATTCTAAATATAACAGCTATGAAAAAGTACATAGTTTACACTTATTACAGCCGAAAGCGAGGAGTCACGATGTACGTCAAAACGCACAGCATAGAGGAAGCCCTCGAACTCGCAAGAAAAGCAGGTGAAAATATAGAACTTACAGATTTAAAAATACAGAAACAATAATAAAAACATACGATTATGGAGAAGTACGATTATTTATCAGCAGTGACAGCAGATGTGAAGGACTACATCAACGACAATGTGAACTTCGCAGACTATGAGGATGCCAACGAACTCAAAGATAAACTACAGGATGAGCTTTGGACAGTTGACGGAGTGACAGGCAATGGCAGTGGTAGCTATACATTTAGCACTTGGAAAGCAGAAGAGAACATTTGCCACAACTCCGAACTAATAGCGGAAGTAGAAGAAGAATGGGGAAAACTGAAAAGAGACGACCCCGAAGGCATTGACGTTGCGATACGCTGTTATCTCTTACCGCAAGCAATAGACGCAGCAGTAAACGAGCTTTGGAAAAATAAGGAAGACTAATTGAAGATAAGGAGGGGCGCTGCCCCTCCAAGGCTTCGCAAACATCAATAACATTAACATTATACAGTTATGAAGGCTACTAAGGTAATCTATAAAAAACGTCCCGCTCCTTGGAATTGGGGAGCGTTCGATGAAATAGGTATAATATGCGCAGCTCCTACAAAAAAGGAATGTCAACAAAAATTATCTTCAATGCGAAAAAACGGACGCTATAATATTAATAACAATAAAAATAAACAGCTATGAAGAAGTACACAGTTTATACTTTCAGAAGTAAGCGAGGATGCGAAGCGTACATCAAGACGCACAGCATAGAGGAAGCCCTCGAACTCGCAAGAAAAGCAGGTGAAAATATAGAACTTACAGATTTAAAGAGGATGCTATAAACATAGATGTAAAAGGAGACACAACAATGACAAAACAAGAAGAAATTAAAGTATTGCAATCACTTAAAGGTGATACTTATTTCGCACAGAAGTTTGGAGCAGATATTGACACAATGTGCGAGAATATAAAGAATGATTTTGCAATTGAATGCGGTTGTACATTCAGCAAAGAAACTGAGGTTTTGCGCAAAGAAATTGAAAGCGTTAAAACTGTAGCAAAAGATATGATTACAATTTTTGCGCACAACATAATCGTTGCTCTCGATAAAGGACATGATACAGATGCTATGGCTTATCAAGCTGTGGAAGAAGTAATCGGAATAAAAGAAATAATCAAATTCAAACATTCTCAGAACATTGAATTATCTGACAGCGAAATTAAGTATCTTGTAGAAAGATTGGACGCATGAAATCATCCGTGAGCGACAGGCGCACATCACGTTCGAGACGTGACACGGAACAATATAGTACATACTCAGAATAAACAATTTGAATATTTCCATAAAAGTATGTGTTATTCAAATACTTTTAGTATATTTGCAAAAAAGCCGCAAATATGGATATAAAGGAAATTCTTGGTAGTGCAAATACTATAGACCAGAAAATTAACGAACTGAAGAAGAGAACAGTATGTGTTCCCTTATGGAGTACCTTGCTTGAAACTTATGAAACGTCTAACCATAAAGTTCTGACAGACACATTGAGTTTGAAAGATAAGGAAAATGGCGAAAAGTCATCACGTATTGCTATAGGATTGGAGAAACTACTAGCTAATCGTGTTAGCCAATTTACATTTGCCATACCTGTAAGACGTGAATATAATACTCCTACAAACAATACACAGTCAGACATTATTAATGCTATAGAAAAAATATACGACAATGCGCATATTGATAGCATGAACTACAAACGTGGATTAGCCTATTATGCTTCATGCGAAATCTTTACCATATGGTATACTGTTAAGAGAGAAAACACAATATACGGATTCCCATGTAGGTATAAATTAAAATGCAAAACCTTCTCTCCTATGGATGGGGTTAGATTGTACCCTATTATTGACGAACTTGATGACATGATAGCTATGTCATTCGAATACGACAAGAAGGTGTCAGACTTAAAAACCATCACGTTTTTTGAAACATTCACAGCCGATCGCCATTATGTGTGGAAAAAAGATAACGAAGGCAACGCATGGGAAGAAATAACTGCACAAACTATGGATGACGGGACAATCGAAAGTGGAGAGGAGATAATAATTAATAAGATTCCTGGTGTGTACCTATGGCGCCCAACCGCAGTTTACCAAGGATTGGAAAATATTCGCCATGAGTTAGAGTATAATCTCTCACGTAATGGAAATGTTATTGCATATAACGCAGCTCCAATAGTAAAAGTAAAGGGAGGAATTAAGGGAAAAGAGAAGAAAGGAGAGAGTAACCGTATTTGGCGCGTTGAAAGCGACGGAGATATCTCCTATGTTTCTTGGAATCAATCCCAAGAGGCTGTCAACAACCAAACCAACACTCTTTTGAAATTGTATTGGATGCTATCTCAGATGCCAGATATATCATTTGACAATATGAAGGGACTCGGAAATATTGGTTATGATGCAAGACAAACGATGCTTACAGATGCAAGACTAAAGATTAATGAAGAGTCTGGACCATGGAAAGAGTTCTTTGAACGTGAGTTTAATGTCATAAAGGCATTCTTGAAACAAATGAATAACTCTTGGTCTAATGAGATAGACAATATAACTTGTAATCACATCATTACTCCATACGTGCCACAAGATGAAAATAATGACGTTAATATAAGAATGAAAGCTAACGGCGGAATGCCTGTAGAAAGTCAGCTTGAATCTATCGTTAAACTTGGTCAATCAAAAGACCCTAAGGAGACGTTGAAGAAAATAAGAGAAGAGCAAAAAGCTTCTGCATTAGCTCAACAAATGCTATTTAATTTGAGAGAGCAAACAATGTAAAAATACATCTTATGTTGAAAAAGAAAATAGTCGTTTCAAAAAAGAAGGACGAAAACTTTTGTTATAGATGTGCGCATGTTACCAACCCACGTAATAAAAGCGTAACAGGACAACCCACACTTGCCACATGTCCATACGAGAAATACGCCATACTATACCAAAGGCAATGCGTAAACGACCACTATAAGCCGAAATAAATGAAACCCAAAATACCAAATCAAAAGAAAGCATACGATGCTCTGAACTTGCGATTAATTAAGTACATGTCGCAAGTTCAGAGCATTTATGATAGAATAGCAAACCAAGTTGCAACGTCTATAGATGGTGTCAGTTATGATGGTTCAGCTGAGTTCTTCTTTGCGGACTACCCGGAACTGAAACAAACCATCAAAGGTATCATGACTAGTTATGCAGCGCAGATGAATAACCTCATCTATTCAGGAACCACCAATGAGTGGAAAGAAAGTAACATTATGCAAGACCTACTTGCAAGAAAAGTTCTTCGTGCTTATGGTTTTGAGAAAGGAGGAGATAAATATAATAGATATTTTCAGCCCAACACTGATGCATTAAAGGTTTTCCAACAAAGAGTAGATAGAGGTATGAATCTCTCTCAAAAACTATGGGTACAGTCACAGGCATTAAAGAAAGAAATTGAACATACTATATCTATAGCAATAGAAAAAGGGCAATCAGCAGTAGTCCTTAGTAAGAGGATAAGCAAATATCTCTCGGATTTCTCCTCAATGAAAGCAGACTATGCTGAGAAATATGGTAAAGCAGTAAGCTGTCATGATTGCCAGTATGCTTCTGTACGTTTGGCAAGAACAGAGATAAACATGGCTTACAGAAAGGCAGAGCAGACAAGATGGCAACAATTTGATTTCATATTGGGGTATGAAGTTAAATTGAGTAAGCGGCATCCTGCACCAGACATTTGTGATGATCTGATAGGAATATACCCAAAAGACTTTATTTTCTTGGGTTGGCACCCTAACTGCATGTGCTATGTTGTGCCTGTTGTGATGAGTGATGATGAGTACTATGGTTCACCAAGTGTTCATAAAGCTGCTATGATTACACGAACGCCAAAGAACTTCAACGAATGGGTTCGCAATAATCGAACACGTATTGGAAACGCAAAAACGCTTCCATACTTCTTGAAAGATAATAGAAAGTATTGGCACTTGTCAGTCGAGGAAGCAGCAAAATACCGTCATGCAGATAGAGACGAAAAAGCTATAAAGAGAGCAGCGAAAAATAGAAGTTTGTTAACAACTGAGACAGATGTTAATAATGATGATATTGCATATTTAAGGCGAAAAGCCAAAGCTTATAATATTGACATATCAAGCTTTGATAAATTTATCGCTAGTCATCAATTCAAAGAAAGTCTTGGAATGATAACTGATAGTGAACGCTCCTTGCTGTCAGATATGTATCACAGGTATGAAGATAGAGTATATCAGGCATTTAAGTCTTTCGAAGGATATAAGAAAAGCTATCTATCTAAGTTTGATTATAGTTATGACTTCGGAGATTGGAAAGACAACGTAAGAAAGAAATTTACTGACATTGCACCAACACAATTCGAACAAGTAAGCAAGATACGTTCAAAAGTTAAGGCTACCTATGACGAAGCACGTAAGGAACTGCACGAACTTCGCTCAATCCCATTGAGACCAAAGAAAATAATAGGAGATTTTGATGATTTTGATTTGGAAATTGCACTAGACGATAAGGAAGCAGTTATGGCAGGGAAAAAACTCCTGCAGAATCTCTATGGTCAAAACTTAGATTATAATACGACATGGAGACAGATAGCATCTGCAATACAATCAGAAGGATGGGGAAAAGGATACGATGTTTTCATTGAAGAATATCGTAAAAAAGGCTTAAAGGAAGTCATGAAATCAGCCACTCATTTGAATGAATTATGTACAGCTGATTTGAGTGTTATTCCGAAACATTGGACTCCTCGCTTTAATGATTATATCAAGACTATAGAAAGCGCACGGATTGATACACGTGGCTATAATATGGTCTACAGGGAAATAGAAGGGGCATATAATATCTATAAGCTGGCATCTGACAAAGAGCTGGTCAAATATGGACTAAATAAATTATCCTTCAACACTCCATATAGGATAGTGGAAGGCTTCAGACAAATAGGTTTAAGTCCTACAAAATGGCTTGGAAAGAAAGAATTTTACGATAGCTTTGATAAGTTTGTCCCTTGCATAAGCCTAGGGGGAAGAGAAGCTTATTTCTGGGGTAAATATAATCATGTAAGAATAGACTTCGATGGACTGAAAGAACGATTAGTAAAATCCGAATATTACAGAAAGAGTTTACAATATCATGAATTTGGTCATGCAAAAGCAGCATTACAAGGAAACTGGGAAGAAAATGCAGACTTCAAGAATCTTTACAAAAAGTTTTTTGACGACTACAACAATCCTGAAAATAGATATGTAAACGAAGAAGGTGTTGAACAGTGGAAGATTGTTGATAAACTCTGGAAAGAACTTAATCTCATAAGAAATAAAACATATGATGTAAGGGAGCAATTTGGAAAAATATCTGATACTTTGCAAGCTTTTGATAAAGACCACAACTGGATACATGGATTATCAGGTCATGAAGTCAATTATTTCGCATCGAGTTTGCAAAATTGCTTATCTGAGATTATAGCGCACCTAAGTGAAAGTTATTGGACGAACAATAGATACTTCAAAAAGGTATTACCAAGGTTTTATAATGAAGCTATTGCACTCTATGAGAAGTATTATAAGCTTAATAAACCTAAAAAAAGATAGGTGGTAGATTATGGTTCTACCACCCATCTAGATTTACTTTCTGAAGGGCCTGTTGCAGATTCGTTAGTGATATATGTAATACCAAACTTAACTTTAGTAGACATAGCTTTACGTAGAGAGAGTATTATTTCCTCCTTTGTAAAACCACACCCAGAGTAATCATGAAGAGCTAACTCAACGGCACATTTCTGTCCAACACCAGCATTACCTTCAAGGAAGTAATCAACAACTTGCTCATCTGTAAGTTCGTCCACGGACTTAACAGAACATTGATTAAGAAATTCATGTATATTCATGTTGCAAAGATAACTAAAGAAATTCAAAAAAGTAAGCTTTAAATGTGAAAGTTATGAAATGTAATAAAACCTCCATATACAAATATCAAAAGTTAGTCAAAGTTAAACTGTTGATTATCAGTAAATTACAGAGTTTTTTAATTTGGTCAATTCAAAAAAAATGACTACCTTTGCAATAGATAATTAAAATAGTAACAATTTAAAGATAAGAGCAATGAATACGATTAAAACATTTATTCCATCAGAGTTAGTTGACGCATTCAAGAAGTTTGCTGAGAAGACAAAGCGCAATGTAGAAGGTTTCGACTACTCCATTAGTAACCCACGAAAAAAGTTATTCCGTCATGCGGAAGTAGAAGATTATCAAACCATCATTGGTAAGTATTGGCATGACATCTGTGACCTCACCATCAATATGCCAGACGAAAGTAATTGGAGATTGATGGCCACATATAAGAATGGAGCCTTTACTCCTGCTGATACAACCAAGGAGTTGGTATTCAAGATTAAGGAGCATGGAGCTAATTACGGCAAATGCGACCTATGTGGTCATTGGTGTAACAACGCATACGTAATCGAGAATACGCAAACTGGCGATGAATTGCAAGTAGGTTGCGAGTGCATAAAAAAGTTCGGATTGAAGTACATTGACTTCCTCTCAGACTTTACACGCAAACTTTATGAGACCTATGACCACACCACCAGATATGCCACCGATGATGACTATGGAGACCTTATCCCAATTTGGGGTGGTCCTAAGGATAGTAGATATACAGATGCCATCTTGAAGAATGACATGATCGCCATGTGCAAGGCTCAGTATGACGAGTGCCCCGTTTACAAGAAAGGCTATTACGCAAATGGTCGCTATTACCCATCAGAAACAATCGCCAAATTAGAGGAAATAAGAGATTCTAAGAAGTTTACGGTTGATACCTCATATATTACAAAGGTCTGCGATTTTGCGCTCTCTAAAGAGCCTAAATCGCAATTCGAGGTTGAAATGCAGAAAGTAGCAAATGACTACTACACATTCTCGGAGCAGTTCGTTTATGCTTTCTTCCTGGTGAAGAACTACGAGGATAGCTTGAAAGGTGGTATTGATGCCATCAAGAAAGGTATGCAAGTCAAGGTAGTCGGTAAAGTCATTCAACAGCGCACAGAGCAGTCTTACTACGGAGAAAAGGTCACAAACACCATCCTTACTAAAAACGGAATAGTTTGTGAAAGGGTTGGCAAAATACCAACTACACAAAAAGATGGCGAGAAAACCACAGAGTTCTATGCTATCGTCAAGGGTGTGTTCAATGGAAAGATTTGCCTAGACAGAGCGACCAAGAATCCTAAGAAAGAAATAGAAGTTATAAATATATAAACATTTAGCCCTCGCTATCACGGATGAAGCATTTCGTATGAAAAATATCTATGGAGAGACAGTTAAACCAAAATATGAAGTTGCTCTCAAACAACACGTAAAAGGTAGTGTTGAAAACGATTACGAAAGTATAGAGTTCTATAATGCTGAAAATTATTGGGATGCCGTTAAAAAGGCTAAGAAATATTCGTTAGGCATTGGCTCTGAAAACAGTCGATTTAAGGAGGCAAATCATTTAGATGTTGGTCTTGCTCAGGTAACTATCGTTTGTTATTATTCAGATGATAGTTACCTGAGCAAGAAGAATATATTAACGGAAAGAAAACAAGGAGATATTAAGCCCTTGACATCACGGTTAAGTCAATATTATGGTAAAATGGTATCTAAACGAAAGGTGGAGTTCAAGTGTATGTCCTAATAATCTACGATATGCAGAATATAGCTCACTGCACGAAGCACAAGAAGCACTCATACAAGAAAAGAAATCTCTAACAGAAGGATTTATCTCTGGTGAGCTAATAAAAGACGAACCCTCTCTTATAAGAGTAAATATGACCGTAAATTGGGTCGAACATTATATAACATGTGAATAATATGAAAATATACAAGTTAGCGTGGTACCTCTACAAAGAAGACCAACTTAAAGAATCACTCATCACAGATAAGAATGTAGCAGAAGCACGTTATGAAGACCTCAAGAAGTCTCTTTATAGCGGCTGTTGGTTGTCTCTCTCAGAATTAGTAGAAAACAAAGGCCACGTATTAGAGGACGGACAAGGTCTTCATTATAACGACATTTAAAAGACAAAGAGCAATGGGAAAGAGAATCTATAAAATAGAAGTCCAAGAGATCCTGTCACGTACGATAGAAATTGAATCATCTACAGCTAAATCTGCAAGAGAAAAGGTTGAAGAAATGTATCGTAATCAAGAAATAATTCTTGACGGAGACGATTTCAAGGAGAAAAGTATAAAAATAGTATTAGGGTAGAAATTTCTATGCTTTCTATTTGTTATTCAAATAAAATTAAGTATATTTGCAAAAAGTTACAAGATATGAAAATTTACACATCATACTTCGCAAACAGCAAGAAGTTACATAATGAGAACATAGTAGTTATAGGAATAGCACTATACCCTCCTAAGTGGTATGTAGGACCTTCGTTGAAAATGGTATCTCCATCATACGACATCTTGCATAACTCAAAAGACCATGATGATTACGAAAGGCGTTTCTTCTCTGAAATACTAGAGAAAAGAGACCCCAAAGTATTCCTCTCCAACATAGAGAGATTGGCAAAAGGAAAAGATGTAGCCCTTTGCTGCTACGAAAAACCTGGCGATTTTTGCCATCGCCATCTGGTTGCTAAATGGATGAACGAGAAGTTAGGACTCCAAATTGAAGAGTTCGGTGTTTCGAAAAATCCTACTTACATAGAACAGAGTTTGTTTTAGTAAAGAACATTAATATACCGTATGGTTGACAGCTCGGAAAGACGAGCATTTTTGCGTGTATAGTAATTTGTTAATATAAGCGGAGATAGCTCAGTTAGAAGAGCGCAATGAAACCATCATTGAGGTCGTTGGTGCAGTCCCAACTCTCCGCTCTAAATACTAAGAGCATGAAAGTTGCAATAATTGGAGCAGGAAACGTAGGAGTGGCTTTTGCAGCTGACCTATCTATTAAGGGACATGATGTAACACTCCTAAAAACGTCTTCATACAAATCAGAACCTTTTGATAGACTTATCAAGAATGGCAAAAGGGTTTTCCTTAAAGAAAAATCTGTTTATACAGAAACCGCAATCAAAGAGGTTTCTAAAGACCTCAGTAAAGTTACAGATGCAGAAATTATTTTCTGTACCATTCAGAGTAACTACTATGAAGGATTGGTAGAACGTATTCATCAGTATCTACACAAAGACCAAATCGTAGTCTGTATTTGTAGCTACGCATCATCATACTATTTTGAGAAGTACTGTCAAGAGTTGCCCATGCTTGTTGAAGCCACTGGTCCATACTTGGAGGGACGAGTGGAGTTGAATGACAAGCAGAATGAGGTTGTCTTCCGTGTAGGTTGTAGGCTTGAAAGATGTCCTTTTGCAGCGTCTCCATCACAAAAACAAAAGGAGAAACTAGAGAAACTGCACAATCTTTGTAATAGCTTTAACCATGAGTATTCAGTGCTTGAATCGGCTTTACTTAACCCAAACATGGTTCTTCATACCGTAGGCTCTATTATGAGCCTATCAAGAATCGAATATTCAAAGGGAAACTTCTGTATGTATCGTGAAGCATACACGAGAAATAATAAAGCCACATTGGATATTATGCTTAAACTTGATGAAGAGAAAAAGAAAGTTCTTAATACGCTTCATCAACGACCTATAGACATCTTCAAAGCAGGTGGTTTTATAGGAGAGAATAAGCTAGAAAGCTTTTATCGTTACTCAGAATCTAGTGATAGAGCCATCAGCCCTACGTCTATCCACTCACGTTACATTACAGAAGATGTTTCAGAGGGATTGGTGTTAATGGAAAGTATTGCCCATCATATAGGTATAGAGTTACCTGTTACATCATCCCTCATTACGCTTGCAAGTGTAGCTTTAGGAATAGACTTCCGTAAGACAGGAAGAACTATTCAGAGATTAGGTATTGTTAACAAAATAGATATGCTTCATGAATGTAGATAGCGACATAAAAAACAGAACCTTCGGTATTGAAATCGAAATGTGTAATCTTGAAAGGGCTAAAGTAACTTTGCCAGAAGGTTACTCATGGAGTAAGGAAGAAAGCATTGATAATACCGATTGTTCAAGCAATAAGCAGTTTGGTGGAGAGGTGAATACCCCTCCACTACATCTTTGCTGCTTAAAAGAACTACATGACCTTCGTTCTGTATATGAATCGATGGTTGCTGCAGGTGGTAAGATTAAGTGGAGTATAGATACTCATGTCCATATATACGTAGGCGATTTGACAGTCGATCAGCTAAAGAAAGTATATCTATTCTTTTATGTCTGCTATCCATATTTTAAAAGATATGCCAAAATTTCAGATTGGGATGAAAAAATATTCAATGCCAAACCTATTCCTACAGAAAAATATTTCGAAGGAGTAAAAAATGCGCAGACGTTTGATGATTTACAAACTCTCTTCACTAATCAGTCTAAGAAGGGATTCATACGTCATGCAGTGAATATCTCAGCATATTTTAAGACAAAGACGATAGAATTCAGAACTTTTCATGCAACTGATGATTTCTATCGAGCTATGAATTGTGTTTATTCTGCATATCGCATATTCTATTACGCCATAAGCCACGAACTGGAAGATTATCAATCTATAACATCTTACAAGCAATTTTGTGAGGTTACGGGGCTTAAATATGATACTCCAGAAGAGTTATGTCCACTCCTATATCAAGGGAATCCATATAGCGCAATAGAAGCTTTTATGACTATGCCTTTGCCATACAATTCTGAAATGGTTTCAGCTCTATATGATGCTGTAAAAGCCAACGGACACAAGGAAATCTGCATAGTAAATGGCTTCATGTATTACTATGAGTTATTCTTCCTTGATAAGGTGGAAGTATCTATATACTGCCAAGATGCCTACTGCTATCTGCTCTATATGTTGGCAAATGGTAAAACATCACTAACATATAAGGATAAGCTTGCATGGTTGGAGGATTATAACAATCCTACACCATCAAGACAGCTTGCTTTGGCTCTTTATGCGGTGAAACTGCAAAAGTATTTCATGAGTGAATCGGCAAGAAATAGTGCCATCTTCGAAGCGTTGAAAATTAAAGCAAGGGAATCTATCGAGAAAACCGAGGAGGCAAATGAGCGATTGATGAGATTGCTCACTACATGTGATTTCCATGTCGGAACATTAGAAGAAGCCATCAAGAATAAGAAGGTAATCTTCTTTAATTACGGAAGAATAGAGAAGAAGCAGAAGAGAGCATTCAAACTCATTTCTGAGAATAGTGACTTGAAATCAGACTTTTCTGTTGCAAGGAACGACTACTATAATCTTGTTGAAAGTATTCCGAGTGATAGTTATTTCTACTATTTCAGCAACAGCCCTTATCTGAGAAACCTACATAAGATAGCTATGTGGAATAATTCAAGTGGGGAAAGACGGTCTGCAGGAAGGTTTCTATATTGCAATAAGCCAACCGCACAAAATAATGCAAGCACCTCGTATTCATCATACAGAATCGAATGCAACGAGATTGTTCCTCCGGATGATTTGGAGATTACAGACGCAAATAAGCTAAAGATTGAACGAGTAGATGCTTCTCTCCTTCATTGTTTACAAAAGAAGTATATCAAGAAGGTGGACCAATGTAGCGTATGTACATATGCTTTTGTGGTGAAATACGACAAATATACCCTAGGTGGATTTGGCTTTACGTTACCTCAGCACAAAGGTTATGATTTGTTTCAGTTGACGGACTTCTGTACGAATAACGCCATACATAGACTGAGCAAACTCATTCTGTATTGTATTCAATCTGTTGGTGTCCAAAGATATTTGAGCAGAAGGATGCACAAGCTTTGCGAGAAGGTTATCTCCTGCGCTTATACTCATAAGCCTGTGAGTATGAAATATCGTGGTGTGTACAAAAAAGTCAAGGAGCACTGCACATCATCTTATCTTGCTTACGAAGGAATACTTGGGATATATCCTACGAATAAGGAAATCATTGACAAATATCAAAAATCGTTGAAGAATGGAAAATGAAGATAGATGGAAATATGCAAAAGTTGATATAAATCTCATAGATGAGTTAGAAATCAATGCGAACGAAATGTCGGGAGAAGATTTTGCTCAACTGACAGACAATATTGCCAAATCGGGATTGAGTAGCGTACCTACCTGCATCAAGAAAGAAAATGGCAGATACATCATGATCAGCGGTAATCATCGTTTGAGAGCTTGCAAGAAACTGCACTACAAAATGCTTGGCATCTTGTATGTAGAAGAGAGCGAGATTACAAATGATGAAGCTATCGCTATTGAATTGTCTCACAACTCCCTTCATGGTGAAGCTAATGTTAGTATCTTGAAGAAGTTGTTTGCTTCAATTAAATCTATCGACTTCAAGAAGTTTGCCCATGTGAACATCGACGAGATTAAGCCAATAAGCACTGAGGGTATAAATGTATATGCCATGCAGGAGAACTTCGTGTTCACCATCATCCTCTATCCAAGCTCATTTGCAAGTCTGGACACATTGTATGGAGACATTCGTGAGCAAGCTCGCAAAAGTGATGCTCTCGTTCTAGCTTCCGAAGAAGACAACGAGAAGACCCTGCTTAAGATTCAACAGGACATAGGTAAGGAGTTTGGCATTAAATCTCCAAGCATCACATTTGCCAAGTTGCTAGAGCTAGCGAGTGAACGTTTAATCGAAATAAAGGAAGGAGAAAAAGAAAATGATTTGGAGCATAACAAGTAAAGAAGAGATGGAGAACTATGGAATTTCTTCCGTCTTCAAATATTATAGAGAAGCCTTAGGAAAAGATAATGTCAAACTAGCTGTTGTAGATGAAAACGATAAGCTAGACTTCTTACAAAAGGAAGATGTGGCATTACTTAGAACCGCAAGTGAATCTCTCATCAAGACTATCCGAGCAAAAGGTGTAAAAACAACATCGGAGGATTTCTCTAAATACGAATTGGTTAAGGATAAGGAAAAGGTCTTCCGTTTCCTTTGCAACTGTGGTATAAGGGCTCCGAAACAATACCAAAACTATTTATCATCATTACAAGAAGGCAAGTCATATTTTGTTAAACCAAGATATGGAAGTGATAGCTTTGGTATATCAGAGAAAAGCATCTGTAGTACCCCCCAAAAGGTAATAGAACAGATGAGATACATTAAAGAAGAGCTTGGAATGGAAAGTATAGTTGAGGAGTATATTGCTGGCTCTGATTGCACAGTAACGTGCATTAATAACTGCACAACAAACGAGCTACTTCTGTGTTCAATCTCGATTGATTGCAACGAAACCAATGGCATTCAAACACGTGACTGTAAAGTTGGCTTTAAAGAATGCTGTTCTGCAATAAATGATGTTGAGTTAAATCGTTTGGCAAGCGAAATATTCCATTACTTAGAATTAAAGTCTCACGCAAGAATTGATTTTCGCAAGGGAATAGATGGTAGATATTATCCTATAGATATAAATCTGCTTCCTGGACTTGGTCCATTAGACCATCTTTCGAAATCACTTTTGTTGTGCAAGAATATGTCGTATATAGATGCTTTGAACGCAGTCATAGCATCTGCAAGTTAGAAAGGTTGATTATGGCAAAAGTAAGAAGAACAGAATTAAAAAAGATTGCCGCTGCTTACGAAAAGAAGGGTGGCAATATGGCTGCTACGGCAGTAGCTTTGGGCATTACACGCCAAGCCTTATATAACTGGCGAAAAGAGGATGAGAAGTTAGCCAAGATGCTGGATGATATAGATGAAGGTATCCTTGACTTTACGGAAAGTAAGTTGGTTGAAAAGGTGAATGAAGGCAACCTAACTGCAATAATCTTCCTCTTGAAAACCAAGGGCAAGAAGCGTGGCTATGTCGAGCAAGTAGATAACAGATTAGTAGAAAATCCATTCGAGAAGTTAATGAAGGAGCTTCCAGATGATGAAGAAGGATAATTATGGAAAACGGAGAATTGTATATACCAGACTGCTTGTTTCCAACGGACAATCCGTTGGAGATACCATGTTTGTTGTCTGATGTTCAACCTCAGTACATAGAAATCCCATTTTATTGCTTTGGCGAGCAGGCAAGAACAACAAACATGGATGGCAGGGGAACACTCCACTTCTATACTGATGATTATAGATTCCGGTCAATCTATGAGAAGCCAGAGAAGATTTTGAAGTACAACCCTGGCAGTATTATTGAGCCAAACTTCAGCTTATCAAATGATACACCAATAGCTTTTGGTATGCAGGCTATCTACAAAAAACGTTTCCTTGCGAGAGCTATGCAGGAAAAGGGGATTGGTGTATTCGTTGACTTAAATGTGGCTCCTAAGTTCTATAAGCTAAATTTGATGGGTGTCCCTAAAGGTTACTCATCATTCGCCACAAGAGGTTGCACAGACCGATTTAATGAACTGCAATTTGAATACGAGATTGCCAAGTTTGTAGCTAATGGCAACAGATTCAGATTTATCGTTTATGGCGGTGGTAACGTGATTGAGCAGTGGTGTAAGGAAAATAATGCCGTCTATGTAACACCAATCATCATCATCAAGAATAAGTTGAAAGCTTTTGAAAAGATGAAAGATACCATCGGTATGCTTGATCTTGATGCAAAAGCAAAATACCAAGAGCTGAAAAAGACCTTTTATGATACTCAAGTAAAGAACTTCTCTGTAGAAGATATGCTTGATAACATGCAGGATTTCCCAAACCTCTCAAAGTAGTTTATTATAGTTAGTAATTAAATTGTTATGTTATGGGAAAACGAAGTAATGGAACAAGAGGAACAAATAGTTCCAATAGTGCAAAGAGCCGAAAGACTGATGTGGGTGCGGGACGTGATATTGAGTTAGCAAAGAAGCAATATCACGAATACGTTAACGATAATGGTTATCTAACCGATGAAGAAGGCTTGTTTGATAAGGTTGACTTATTAGCGAAACCTCTAAAAGAAAACACTTCTCTTTATAGAGGAGGAAGCAATGAAGAGTTAGATGCCATAATGTCTCAACTCAAACTTAACGGGGGCTATGACAAGTTGGTCGGAAAGACTTATACAGACAAATATCTTAAAAGTACAACGACTATAAAACGTGATGCCATAGATTATACTAACGATGTGATGGATATGAATGATATGCTTGAAATGGAAGGTGAACCACCTTTAACTGGAGTTCTATTTCATTATAACGCAAAGAAAGGAACAAAAGTTATTAATCGTAAGGAACATGATAGTAGCGGAGGTAGAGGTGCTGCTGGTGAGAACACAATAGCTCATAATCAGAAATATACAATAACCAATATTAAGGAGGTTGAGAATAGGTACGGAGATAACGAATATCATGTATATGTAGATGTCGAAGGAAACCCATCCAAGCAAACAAGTAGAAAAAGGAAGTAAAATAATATAGATAGTAATATTTCACAATAAATAGGAATGAAGAAAAAGGATATTACGAATACGAAAACGGAATCTATCCGCAAAAACTTTGGGTACATATCGGAAAGGATTTACCCGAATTGATAAATGCGGAGTTTGATGGTTGTAATCCACCAAATGACGGATATTGTGGCATTGCTTACGACAAAGCTATCAGAAAGAGTGATGACAGATATGGAGTTTTAGTTTCGTTTAAGAGTACTAAAGATATGACTATGAGCGTTTGTTGCCACGAAGCTAGCCACGCTTGCGATGCAATAGAAAATGGTATTGGTATGGAGCACGGCGATGAGCCTTCTGCCTATCTGATTGGTTGGATTGCGTCTTGCATCAACAAGGCTCGTTTGGGTATTGGTGATTTTGTAGAGATTAAGGATAGAGAAAAATAATATCATAAAGAAGATGTCTGAACAGAAAGCAATAAAAAAAATGATTGCATGGCGCAATGATTGGTGTCTCTTCGCCAAGGAAGTCTTGAAGGCTCGCCTTGACGAAGAGCAAAAGGATATATTGCGTTCTGTTCAAAAGAACAAAATGACAACGGTAGCCAGTGGAACATCAAGGGGTAAAGACTTTGTCGCTGCTGTGGCCGCTTTGTGTTTTCTCTACCTCACCCCTCGCTTCGGAAAAGATGGCTGTTTGGAAAAGAACACCAAGATTGCACTCACAGCACCGACAGGAAGACAGGTAATAAACATCATGATACCAGAGGTGGCACGTCTATTCAAGAAGGCTGGCTTTCTTCCTGGTCGTTTGCTGTCTAATGGAATCAGAACCAATTATGAGGAATGGTATCTGACAGGCTTTAAATCTTCTGCTGACAACACGGAGGCATGGTCGGGATTCCATGCTGTAAACACCATGTTCATTGTAACTGAAGCTTCGGGTATCTCGGACACCATCTATAATGCAATCGAGGGTAACCTGCAAGGAAACTCTCGATTGCTATTGGTATTCAATCCAAACGTTACTACAGGGTATGCAGCCAACTCCATGAAGTCTCCTCGATTCAAGAAGTTTAGATTATCATCCCTCAACGCAGAGAACGTAGTCAGCAAGAAAAATATTATCCCTGGTCAAGTTGACTATGAATGGGTATCCGATAAGGTCTCAGCATGGGCACAGAAGATCAGAAAATCTGAGTTTGATGAAGGTCGTGGTGATTTTATGTGGGAAGGTGGATATTACACTCCAAATGACCTCTTCCGTGTTAAGGTTCTCGGTATGTTTCCGAAGGTGTCCGAAGATACCCTCATTCCATACGAATGGTGCGAGCTTGCCCATAGAAGATGGGAGGAACTTAAAGATAGTGGCTTTATCACTCATAAGCCAGTGCGCTTAGGCGTTGATGTCGCAGGCATGGGGCGCGATAGGTCTTGCTATATTCCACGACAAGGAAACTATGTCTCAGAAATCAAGTGTCATAATTCGGGTGGTCATGCGGACCACATGGCAGTCGCAGGTCAAATCGCACATTACCTAAGTTTGAGTTCCAAGAATAAAGCCTTCATAGATACCATAGGAGAAGGTGCTGGAGTTTATTCAAGACTCATAGAGCAAAAGTATTTAACTGCATTCTCTTGCAAGTTCTCGGAAGGCGTGAGAAATAAGCACGATGTGACAGGCTGCTACTCTTTCGCTAACATGAGGGCTTATTTGTTTTGGTGCATACGTGACTGGCTCAATCCAAAGAATGGATTCTTTGCAGCACTCCCACCTGACGATGAGTTGGATCAAGAATTGTGCGAAGTGCATTGGCTTTTCAAGTCAGATGGTTCAATCATCATGGAACCAAAAGACGAAATCAAGAAGCGCCTGAAACGTTCTCCCGACAAGATGGATGCACTTGCCAACACCTTCTATCCGTATGACTACGATAAGGATAATGATGCTCAATTATTAAATAGTGTTGTATAGATTTTGAAAATTAATTAAAAGGTTGTAACTTTGCAAATGAATAGTTGTTTTAATTATCTATTTATAACTATTCATTGCTCTTAGTGCATCTTGACCGTGAGGTTAGGATGCCTTTTTTATTGCATTAAGTTCAGTTAACACAATGTTAATAAGTTATTTACTCTTATATTTGTCATTTTAAGTTTAGGTAACACATAGTAATTTCAGTTAAGTTAACTAAAAGTTAATTCCTTTGTTTAAGCTGTTCTAAGCAAGTCAAATTTTCTCTCCATACACTTACACATATTTTCGGAATTAGAGGATTACAGCAGAATTTGGGTTAAATGTTAAACTCCTTTTTGTTTAAAAGTTAGTCAAAGTTAAACTGTTGATTATCAGTAAATTACAGAGTTTTAAATTTGGTAAATTGCAAAAAAATGACTACCTTTGCAATAGATAATTAAAATAGTAACAATTTAAAGATAAGAGCAATGAAGACATTTATGATTTATACAGATTGGGAGAACCGTTTAGGTTTTATAGAAAACAAGCACGACTGGAAGGTTGGTGAGTTTACATATGTATCAGACAAGAAAGACCGCCAAAAAGGAAACAGAGTCATGGTTTATGCTAATCTCAATCTTGATGAGATCGGTGAGGAGGTGATAAAATACGTGTTCAAGGATTATAAAAGAAAGATAGCATTCCCAAAGCCAAACAAAATCTACAAACACCTCAATTTCTTGGTAGAGACTGTTTATAGCGTTATAGATGAAGTAAAAAACAAAAACCTAAGTTTGAGATAAAGAGCAATGAAAAGACTCGAATTGATTTACAACGGAGTAAAATCGGAGTTCAACGCTTATGAAAACGGTGGACGAGGTGGCACTATAAGTGGGAACGAATGGATTTCATGGTTTGTCAAATATTCTGTTCGTCCAAGTAAAACTAATACACTTAACATTTCCGAGGTGATAGAAATCCATAATGAAGACGGTTCAGTCGAATGGAGTTTTTATTCAAGAATAAAAATAGAAAGAGGTCACAAGCCTATAGTAAGGGTGTTAGAGTGTCGTTAATATGAAATTATCAGAAGACAATACGTATACTGGTTACGAGACTTTAGAAGAACTAAAATCAGTAACTACACTTGTTAATTGTACTGAATGGGACAATTTCTTCTCTTCAGACAATAAGGGTCAATATAGTATTTATGGTTTTCATCAGTTTCTTTGTGAAAGGCCAGAAATATTCTTGTTATCTAATGGTATAGGCGATTATCAAAAGGCTATACAAGAAACATTAGTGGAAATAGGGATAAACGAAAAGGACGTCAATGGTCCAGGTGCTAATCATATAAAACTGATTATTGTAGATGATAGTGGATTTATAGTCTACGAAACACAAACCATGAATTTTTAAAACAGAAGAGCAATGAAACAAACAATAAATGTATCAAGCAAAGCAGAAATAAAAGCAGCAGTAACAAGCCAATTCTGTAAAGGTTGCTTCAACTACTTTGTAGGTGATATTAGAAATGGGAATCGTTATGCGAAAGTATCATATTATCATACTAATAATAAACTCCAAATACAAGTAACGTACTGGCAAGATGGCGAGACTACAGCTTTGGAGAGAGCTTCCTTATGTTCATCAGCAAGTGGCTTAACAAACAAAGTCGCAAAATTCCTAAATTTAAAATAACAAAATAAGAGCAATGAATACAATAAACGATTTAGTAGCAGAAGAAAGACCAGAATACAAGATTAAAGAAAACGGTAGCCTTTCATCATTGACATCAGTAGAATTATTAGCAATGTTGTTTGGTCGGAGTTCTACATTAAACCTTCAAAATGCAAGGAATATCCTTAAATTAACAGAAGGAAGTGTAAAAAGTTTATCTAAACTCAGCATAAAGCAAATAAGGGAAGTAACAAATCTTACGGAGCTAAAAGCAAACGTTTTACTAGCCGCACTAGAGTTAGGACGTAGGTCACAGATTGAAGAAACAAAAAAACACGAAAGGCTTGATAGAGCTGAATGTATATACAACTATGTAAAGCCTTATATCGATAGTTTGTCCCACGAAGAATTATGGGTAATACTAATGAACCACTCCTTTAAACCAATCAAGCTAAAGAAGATAAGCAGTGGAGGACTTACAGAAACATCCTTTGATGTACGTATAATCCTAAAAGAAGCACTCCTTAATGAATCTACAGTAATAGCGGTCGCTCATAATCATCCAAGCGGTAATCTAAGACCTAGTGCGGCAGATGATAGTGTAACATACAAACTTAAGCAAGCATGTAATACTATGCGTATACACTTACTTGACCATATAATAGTCACAGATTCTGGATATTATAGCTATTCAGAAGAAGGCAAAATGTAGCACTAATAAAAGTATGAAAAAATCTATGAAATTTATTTGCTATTCAAATAGTTTTTAGTATATTTGCAAACAAAAGCGTGTGAAGATGCACGTGACAGAACCGTTCGGAATCATTGCTCATATTATATCGGGTTCTAATAGCGATGGTCTGCCTGCATTAACGCTCGCAGACCATTTTTTTATTTAATCACAAAAGCAATGAACAAGTATTTAAGAAAGGTTCTTGAAATGCTGAAAACCAACAAGGACATTAAGGCATTGGGGTTCAGCCGTAAAGAGTTAAAGGGTATCGCTGCCAATGTTGCCGATAAACTTAAGCTCGAAGAAGATGCTACTGACGAGGATGTCAGTGAAGCAATCAGTAGCGCAATTGACGATGTCTTGCCATTACTGAAACTCACTCAGTCAGCAGTTGACCGCCAAGTCCAAGATTACAAACGCTCTACAGATGACGACCCAGATGACGACCCAGATGACGACCCAGAGCCAAATCGTACTAGTCCATCAAAGAAGAATCCCAAGAGCAAAAAGGATAGCGATGATGCAGATTCCGCTACCCTAGCTGCACTCAAAGAACTGAAGGAGGTAGTCACAGCTTTACAAGGTGAGGTTAGCACACTTAAAGCTGGTAATACAACTAACAGCAGACGCACTAAAGTTGAGAAATTACTATCCGATACAGGTAAGTTCGGAGAAAGACAGCTGAAAGCCTTCTCTCGTATGAGTTTCAAGGATGAAGAGGAATTTGAAGAGTATCTCGAAGACCTAAAAGAGGACATTGAGGCAGAGAACCAAGAAAGAGCCGATCGTGGTCTTGGAAAGCTCGGAAATATTCCTGCTCCGGACAAGAACCGTAAAGACAAGAAGGATGATGAATTAATGTCAGATGAGGACGTCAAAAAGTTGGCTCAGATGTAATCATCTATTGTTTAACTTTAAAAAAGCAAACATGTCAGTTTACGAAAATTACGAACCAGATCGAAAGAAGGTTGACTCGGGTATGGATGCAGTCGTAATCCGTCAGTATAACGGAGGAATCACTGGCGGTCGTGCCCTTGATTACACTGGATTCAATGACGAGGTTATTAAGGCTGGTCACCTTGTAGTAAAAAAGGAAGTCGATGGTGTCTACGAGTACAAGCCTCTCGCAGTCGAAGCAAGTACGGGTAAGTACCAAGCCATTCCTGCCGATGGCACACTGCCTGCAGGTGTTGTTGTGCGTTCTCGCCTAAAGGGTGAGGCTGTAGCAATCATGGACGATGGTCGTGTTAATGATGCTGCAATGCCTTATCAATTTAAGGACGAAGACCAGCGTACAGCTTTCAAGACAGCTCTACCAAATCTTATTTTCGAGCACGATTAAATAGTGCTCTAGTGTTAAATTAATAATTGCACAGAAGTATGCATGAATCTCTTTTTATTCAGTTTATAAGGGCAATCTTTCCTAAGCTCAGTCTGTACGTTAAGGAGAAGGAGACCCCCAAAAACCGTACATATCTATTCAAGAAGATGTTGCGTGAGGTCTACTCTGCAGACCAAAAGTGGGAAGGAACATCAGCAAACACCACTTATGTTGCTGCTGACATTGTGGAGATGGATTCTCCTTTGCCATTGAAGAAGCGTGGTTCTATAGCCACATCAAATGGCAAGCTACCGAAGATTGCCATGAAAAAGACTCTTTTGGAGTCAGACATCAACAATGTCAACATTATGAAAGCGCAGTATGAGAATTTGGTAACGAAAGCCAATACCCTCCAAGCGCAAGGTCTTGTAGAGCAAGCAGCGGCAGCAAAACAAGCAGCAGACAATGCGAAAGCTCGTATCATCAACAAACTCATGAATGATGGCGTAGCTTGTTCTGTAGGTATCGAAGAACGTAACGAGTTGAACTTTTTGGCAGGTCTCTCCAATGGTATCATAGCTGTTGAGGACGAGGACAATTCGGGAAAGGCAATCCGTGTCAATTATGGTTATTTGCCAGCTAACAGCTTCCGTACAGCAACAAATGGCGTAACCACAAGAGACGACTTCGAGAAGATATTCGAGAAAGCAAATGCTGATGGCAACACCATCATAAAGGTATTGCTTGCAAAGAATCAGTTAAAGAAAATCCGTAAGGAACAGTGGGCGAAGGAACTCGTTGCTGACTATGAGGGCAAAACATACACAGAGGAGTCCAAGTTGAAGACCCCGTCAGAAAGCTCTTTCTCAGAAGCCTTTGAGGACGAGTTCGGTGCTTCAATTGAGACAGTTAACCGAACGGTTGTCATTGAAAAGAATGGCAAACAGCATTCAGTAAAGCCTTGGAATGAGAACAATATTATCTTTATATGTAACGAAGAGGTAGGTTCTCTTGTATGGGGAACACTCGCAGAATCCACAAACCCTGTAGAAGGTGTAAAGTACAGTACCGTAGATTCGTACAAGCTTATCTCTAAGTACTCAAAGAACGAGCCTTCTTTGCAGGAGGTAACATCAGGACAGGCTCTCATACTTCCTGTTATCGAGGATGTAGATCAGATATATATGCTGTCTACAAAGTCTGAAGAGGTAGATGAGGAAGCAGAGAAAACCGACACCTCCGACGAGTACACCATCTATAAGGGTAAAAAGTACAAGAAAACCGACCTTATCTCAGCTTTGAAAGCTGTAGGTGCAAATGTCAAGTCTAATTATACGAATGAGACTTTGGTAAAGGCACTGAACGCACTTAGTGATGAAGACGAGGAGGTTCTTCTTTCACAGTTAACTGAACAGTAAATTTGAATTACAATGAAGACAATAAAGCAAGCGTTAATAGACGAAATCCATTACCCTATTCCTTTAGGGTTTGTGGAAAATAAGCTGATTGAGCGTCAGCTTGATGGTGACGATGATTATACATTCGAGGTGGCCCAATCCCCAAAATGGAAAGGAGCGCTTGCGGATTGTCTTTATTCTCTCGTACAGGCTGTAAACTTTTCTGAATCAGATAAGAGTGTAGGCACACTGTCCGACTCGGATAAGGAAAGGCTGTTAGTTCGTATCAATACACTATATAAATCCATTGGTGAAACTCAAGCATTGGGTCAGCCAATGGTCTATATTGGTTGTTAGCAGATGGCAGTATTGAATCTTTCCGCTCACAGTCTCGATTATAAGGAGACAATAGGGGGGCATGAAAATGAAAATGGAGACTGGGTACAAGGGGTCGAAACATGGATAGAGAACTATTGCAAGTGTGACATCGTTCCTGCTGGAAAGGCAAATGTTATAACTATCCCAGACGGCTCTACTCATAACTATTCTTACACTATCTATAACTTGCCTAGAACGTGTAGGGATTTTGATTATGGAGACATAATCAGGATTAAACTTTTTGGAAAAGTTTTCAGAGAGTTTAAGGTGCTCGGATTTCATCGCTATCAACTGCAATGTAAAATTTGGGTATAATGGGAGCGCAACTAATCAATACACAAGACGGCATAAAAAGTTTCTTCAATGCAGCTTTTAAAGTTATCAGAAAAGAAATTATTATTGCTTTCTCCAAGTTAGGAGAAGAGTGTACGGCAAGGATACGTGACCGTTCTGCAGAGGAGAGTTGGATAGACCACACTTCAAACCTTAGAAGTTCAATAGGTTATGCCGTATATGATTATGGTATAAAGTCAGTAGAATCAACCTTTTCCACCATAGGAAGTGGATCAGAAGGTTCTTCTGAAGGAAAGAAAATGGTTCAAGAACTTGCTTCCGAATACTCCAAAGTATTTGCATTGGTAGTTGTTGCTGCTATGAACTATGCAGACTTTGTAGAAGCCAAAGAAAACAAAGATGTGCTTGCTTCCACTGAATTATGGGCACGTTCTGTCGTAGACAGAAAACTTAAGCTCGCCTTGGATAAAGCAATTGGGATTATCAATAAGATGAAACTATGAAATCAGATATTGACATAAAAGATGACGTTTATAAGATTGTAACAGCATCAAAACTTAAAACCGCCGTCACGGGAAAAATCTGCAAGCGGAACAGAACAGTTTATCCAATTGGTTCAAAAACCAAAGAAGATATATGTATATCAGTACTTGCAAACCAGACGAAACAGTTACAGAACGCATTTGTCAATGTTAATATATACGTACAAGATGAGACTACAGAAGGACAAAAAGAAGAAAAAACTTCAAGGTTAAGAGACCTATGTCAACTATCATTTTCCGTATTTGAGTCCGTACGTGGTTCTGATTTTAGATTATCTTTAGATGAGCAGAGAGTAATACCTTGCGACGAAACAGAGGAGCACATTATAAGCAACAAATTATTGTACCAAACCATTAACGATTAACAATATGTCAGTAACATCATGGGGCAAATGCTCTATTTTCATTCAGCCTGTCGGCTCAGCCAAAAATGAGTGGGACAAGCTTGATACTCCAAAGGAGGACACTACACAAGTAAATCCTACTAAGGGTGACACAATGACACAGACAGAAGAGGGAGGCGGAACTGTAGACCGTAAGACAAAGAAGTCAACCTACGAGTTAGTCTATCAGATGTTTGTGAAGAAGAACGTTCCACAGCCATTCCCGACGATCGACGGTGTAGTAGAAGGGAACTACAGGGTAGCCGTACAGCCGGAAGACGCAGAGTTGCCTGGAGTGTACATGGGTAATACAACAGTAGGTGCAGAGGAAGCTTATACAACAGCAGACGGTGCACTTATCACATATACCCACTCAGCACTAATTCCTGACGGTGATGTAGTAGCAAAGACCACCAACAAGAAGAACGAGGACGTATATTGTGCTTACCGTTGGCGTGTTATCACTGCCACTAAGGGAGATACCAATAAGTACGCTTTGACATTCAAGCATCCTGCTGGTTCCAAAGAACAAGGCGACATAACGGAGACCTACACAGGTGGTGACTAATTCCTTCCGACTGAGTTCATCAGTCGGATATACCCAAGTAGCTCAGTGGTAAGAGCGAGGTCAATTTAGCCATAATAAAATCCACGACCTTTAAAAGATGGTTGAGAGACGCAGGTTCGAATCCTGCCTTGGGTGCGAAAAACAAATAATATGAATGAAATTAATATAGGAACAAAGGTTGCAATGGTATTGACCGATATGCCATTGGGAGTGTCTGTAGGTAAAGAGCATTTTTATCTTTATCCGCAGACACTTGGAAGAATGTACCTAACATCACAACTTATAGAACAGTTGGAGATAAACAAAGAAAACCTAAAAATAAATTCATTCATGGAAGCACTAAGAGTTGTGAACCTCCATACAAGGGAATGCTGTAAGTTGATTTCTTACCATACACTACGAAAGAAATCAGAAATGCTTGACAAGACGACATTAGACCGTAGAGCAAACAGACTCTATAACTTGTGTCCAAAAGACGATTTAGCAACACTACTCATCACCATTCTTGCTGATAATACGCTAAATGAAATAACAAAAGACCTAGGAATAGACGACGAAGCCAAAAGAATGGCAAAGATAAACCAAGCGAAAGATACCAATAATCAATACATCTTTGGGGGAAAAACTATTTGGGGGTCTCTAATTGATGCTGCATGTGAGCGATATAGTTGGACGTTCGATTACGTAGTATGGGGTATATCATATAACAACCTCACACTCATGATGAAGGACAAGCTTACATCTATCTACCTTTCAGACGAAGAAAGAAAGAAAGCTCATATTCCTGCTGCCAATGAAGAAATTGTTGATGGTAACAACAAAGACGCTATAATGAAAGCAGTAATGGAAAGTGAACTAAACCCAGAGTAAGCCTCTAATTGTATACTGTAGAGAAAGAGGCATCAGAGTGACAGAATTGACATATAAAAAAAGACCCGCAAACATTAAAGAAATACAACAAGATGGGAACTCTAAAATTCGACATAACAGGCGACAACTCATCTGTACTCAAAGCCTTTAAGGGGGTGCAGGATGGTGTGGCACAGACAGCAAGAGTAGTCGAGCAGCAGGGGCAGAGCATTGAGAATGTTTTCAATCGCATCAAGTCTGTTGCATCGGTAGCTTTTGCTGGATTCACGGTAAAGGAAATCATCAGCACACTGGGTACTGTCCGAGGAGACTTTCAACAATTCGAGATAGCCTTTGAAACAATGCTAGGAAGCGCACAACAAGCAAAGGTTATGATTTCAGACCTCGCCAACCTTGCTGCTACTACTCCTTTTGACATGAAGGGCGTGGTAAATGGCGCAAAGCAGCTCCTCGCATATGGATTTGCAGCCAACGAGATTACCGATACCATGAGAAGGCTCGGTGACGTATCTGCAGGATTGGGATTGAACCTGCAAGACCTCACATGGCTCTATGGTACCACGATGGTACAAGGTCGATTGTTCACAAGAGACTTGATGCAATTTACAGGTCGAGGTATTCCTTTGACAGAGGAACTTGCCAAGCAGTTCGGAGTTACCAAGGATAAGGTCTCTGAATTGGTAACAGCAGGTAAGGTTGGTTTCCCCGAAGTTAAGAAGGCTATCGAGAGTCTTACCAATGAAGGCGGCAAGTTCGGTGGATTGATGGAAAAGCAATCTCACTCTATTACTGGTCAGGTAAGCAATATTAAAGATACTATCGAAATGGCTATCAATGACCTTGGCACTCAGACAGAAGGCTTGATGAATGATGCTTTGGATATCACATCTAAGGTTATTGACCATTGGAAGGAGATAGGTGAGGTTATCCTTGCAGCCGCATCAGCCATCGGTCTTTATAAGGCAATGGCGGTAAGTGTAGCAGCATTTGATACAGCTACAGCAAATGTAGGCTATGCGGCTGAGTTGTCAGCCCTTGACGCATTACTTCCAAAAAAGGAAGAAGTAAAGAAGACAGACCTTGAAGAAGCAGTAGCCAAAGGTCAGTTATCAGCAGCACAGGCGGAATTGGTAGCATCCAAGCGTGAAGAGGTTGCGGCTTACGTTGCCGAATTGCAAACCAAGGCAAAGGTTATGCAAGACGAGGTTCACGTATTGGAGAATAAGCTTGCGCTACAAGATAACGAAGTACAATCACTCCAAGATGCTTATGATGCCCTTGACGATTATGTATCAGCAGAAGTCAGAGATACGGCAGCAACAAACCTCAATACGGCAGCAAACGAAAGAAACAATATAGCAAACCAACTTAAAGCAGCAAGAGAGAAAGCTGCAACGGCTGCAACCAATGCCAATACCGCATCCCAAGGCTTGAATACCGCAGCGACAGCTCGCGATACAGCAACCAAAGGAATATGGGCACAGGTTACTCTCTTATGCGAGAAAGCACAGAGGGCATGGAATGCTTCTATGTTCTCTAGTCCATTATTTTTGATAGCAGCTGCCATAGTAGCTACTACATATGCTGTGTATAAGCTTGCTACTGCAGAATCGGCTCACGAAGCAGCGGTAAGAAAATCCAATGAAGCATGGGATGAGTTCGATAACAAGGTTAAAGAACGTCAGCAGAATATTGAAAGCCTTATCAGAACCATACAATCTGAAACAGCAACGGAATTCGAGAAAGCAGAAGCCTATCAAAGACTCTCTAGTCTCGCACCTCAGCTTACAGAACAGTACGACCAAGCAGCCATTGCTTCCCTTGACTTTTCCAAAGCGCAAACGGAAGTGGCAAAGAGCATGGATGATTCAAAATATGAAAAAGCGGTAGAAGATGTAAACAAATATAAAGAGGAGGTAAAAAAACTTCAACAGCAGATTACAAGTGATGCTGCCTATAACGGAGGTGGTCAAGGGGTAATATTCAGTCGTCAATTAGAAAAAGCGCAAGCCTCTTTAGACGAAGCAGAAAAAAAACTATCTAACATCATTCAACTTCGAAATGAAGCAGCCGAGAATGCTAAACCTATTGAGGTTCGCTTGCAAGAAGCACAGGAGAACGAAAGTGTACGCCAAAATATCTTTGACTTCTATGATGAAGCGATGACCCTAGCTAATGACTGGCAATCAGCCAACGAAACCATCAACTACGCCACTGGTGAAAGTAGACTAGATGAGTTCATCAACAAGGCTCAGAAAGAGATAGCAGGTATTCGTGAAGACATTAGGAAAAATCCTGCCGATCTGAATCTCCGTATGCAGGAGACCGAAAAGACAAAGGTTCTTAACAATCTCTTAGCAATGAAGCGGAATTGGGCGGTCACAGGTGCAACGACTATTCCATTGGTTTTCAGGGCTCAATGGAATACTGCTAAACAAGCCCTCAACCAAGCAAAAACAAAAGCACAAGCGTTGGCTAACACTGGTTCTACGCAAACCTATCAGCAAGCCTACAACGAGGCACAGCGTAAATACAACGCAGCCAAGAAGGAAGTTGCGGAAAAGGAGAGAAATAAGAGTAAGTATACTGTAGCTCAATACGAAAAGGCCACACAAGACTTGAAAGAAGCTAAGGATGCCTATTCAAAGTTAGGAGGCGATGTGAGTGGAAAGTCTTCAAAGGCGACAGAGACCGCACGTAAGAATCGTATAAAGGAAAAAAACAAAGCTATCAAAGTCCAGGAGGAGTTGAGCAACCGCTTGAAGACTTTGCAGCAAAAGAATACCGATGAAACTATCTCCCTCATGCGAGAGGGTACAGAAAAGAAGCTCAAGGAGATAGACAACGACTACAAGAAACGATTGGCAGAGATTGACAAGCAGGAAACAGAGTTCAAGAAAAAGAACAAAGAGGCTGGCAAATCATCTACCCTTACTAGGGAACAATCAAAGGCTCTCGGTGATGCGAGGTCTATAGCCAACCTTAACAAGGTACAGCAACTAGAAGAAATTAACAAAGAGCTGTTAGCAGAAGAGCGAAACAATCTCTATGACTATCTAAAGGAATATGGTAGTATTCAACAGCAAAAGCTCGCCATCACACAAGAATATGCAGACAAGATAGCCAAGGCAGAGAACGCCTATCAAAAGGCATCACTCGCCAACCAACGTGACAACGAATTGAAGAAACTCGATGCAAGTGATGTATTTGAACAGATAGATTGGGAGAATGTCTTTGCCGACCTCTCATCGCATACTAAGGAATATCTCGTCTCCTTGCGCACTCAGTTACAGTCACTGTTAAAGAGTGGTAAGCTTACAGATGTCTCCGATATATCCAAGGTACAAGAGAAAATCAATGACCTCAACGCTGAGATAAGCAAGCAGGGAGGTATCTTTAACTTCGTAGGTACAAAACAGCAGGAACAGATACGACGCATCAATGAAGCTAAAGAAGCACAAGAAGCACTCAACGCTGCAAAATCCAAGGAAGCAGATATTGAAAAGCAGTATGAAGAGGCATTGAAAGCAGCTAACTACAAAGCTACAGACCTTGGGGTACGTGCTATCGGTGATGATACGGCAGACATACAATCCAACCTTGACAAGTTCGGTATAGACAAGTCAACCAAGGAGTACAAGGAAATGTCTACACTTCTTTCCCAACTCGCAGTACTCGAAGGGAAGTTGGCAGAAGCGAGAAAAAAGACAGCAAAAGCTACGGCAGAAGCTAAGAACAAAGAGGACGGAGCGAAACGCTCATCAGCGCAGAGTATAGCTGACTGGTTCGCTGATGCAGAGCAGTTCATTACAGAGAAAGGTATCGACCAAATACCAGACCTATTGAACAGTCTTGGGTTAGGCTCTATTGGAGATTCAGTTTCGAAGGGTCTTGCTGGCTTCAACTCAGCAGCAGGAGCAGCAGCAGATTTCGCAAATGGCAACTATATCGGTGCTGCCGTGAAAGCCTTGGACTCTGTGAAGAATTTCGGACAAGCTCTTCTTGGTGGCAGTAATGTCGCAAGTATGGAGGAGAAGATAGCAGAGTTGGGAGCTGTCAATGATAGACTTGCAGAAGCCGTGTCTGACCTCTCGCAAAGTATCAACAAGTCTGACTCCACCAGCCAACAGTCTTTAGAGGCTTACAAAGCAGCCGTGAACGCAGAAAAGGAATGGGAACAAAACCAACGTGAGCGGATAAAAGCAAGAGCCCAGGAATATTCAAACTCTGGTCACGGATTCTTGGGACTGGAAGGTAAGAAGTCATTTAACCATTATGTCAACTCTGGGTTCTCTGGGAAGAGTTTCTTGGACAAAATAAAAGATGAATTAGGCTTCTCCAAAAGCTCTGGGTGGGACGAATTCAACAAAGTACTTGCTACGTACGGCAATACCGATCAGCGTGTTTACTCTGCGCAAGATTTATGGAACTTGTCACCAGAGTTGATGAAACTTCTTCGAGACTATGCTCCAGCAGCTTGGAATAAGTTGCTTTCATCTGGTGGAGAGGCAAACCCAGGCGACCTCATTAATGAGTATATTCAGAATGCAGGAAAGCTTGAAGAACTTACAGATTCCCTCAACGAGAAGCTGACAGGCTATTCGTGGGAAGGCTTTTTAAGTTCGTATAAAGATATACTCAAAGACCTTGAGAGCGACACAGAGGACTTTGCCGACAAGATACACGAGCTTATCAGCAATGCTATGTTGGAAAGTCTCATAAACGATGAGTTCAACAATAGAATAAAGGCTCTGTATAAATACATTGCAGACCATTCTTCTGATGGACTTGACAAAGATGAAATCAATTACATAAATAAAGAGAATGAGAAGATTGCCCAAGATATGCTCAACCGCAGGCAAGACCTTATTGACGCAGGGCTTATACAGGCTAACAGTTCCAATAAGCAGGAAGCTTCAAGCGGAGGATGGCAATCAATGGGTCAAGATACTGCAGACGAATTGAACGGTCGTTTCACAGCTCTGCAGATTGCAGGAGAAAACATATCTTCCAACATGATAGCCACTGTTGCACATATGGAAACTATTGTAACAACCGGAATATCAACAAATGGGGCGGTTCTTGAAATCCGCAACATGATGATTATGACAAACAGCTATCTAGAAGACATCGTAAAGTATGCAAAACTTACCTATAATGACTTCGGAAGTAAGTTGGATGATATGAACAGAAGATTAAAGGATATTTGACCTCTATAGGCTTTTCGCTAGTCAACCCTTACAACTATACCCAACAATAGCAAAAGTGGTTTACAGCGAAGCCTATGAGGTTATTAAACGATTTAATGATTATGACTAAGGGACAACTTTATATCAATGGCAAGGATGCATACATCACGTGGGGCATCTTCCTAGAAGAAACCGCCCTCAGTACGCTCATGACCCCTGCACCAAACAAGGAGTTCATAAGCAATAAGTATCGCTCTAAGGATGGAAAGTCAGTTATCAAACACAATCCTAGATTAGATGAGAGGGAGATAACACTGGCATTCAACATGACCGCAAAGGACTCAGATACGTTCATGACGAACTACGCTAAGTTCTGCGAGGAAGTTCTTGCAAAGGGAGAACTGGTTATACGCACAAGATTCCAACCTAATGTATGGTATCGCTGCATATATCTCTCCTGCACCCAATTCAGTCAGTTTATTCGGGAAATGGCAAAGTTCAGCTTAAAGCTCAACGAGCCAGACCCAAGTGACCGAGGAGAAGCAAGTAAATACACACACTCATGATTCAGATTAAGAGAAATAACAAGGTATTCTTCACGATAGAGGATTTTGGTGAAGGTTCTAAGCTGTCATATCAGCTTATGGACCACCATTACATCATTTTGAAGTTCACCACGGCAACGCCAGTCTATTTCGAGATTGGGGACTCCGTGGAAATACCCGACTTTGGCTACTTCGAACTGACATCAGCATACTTCCCTAAGCACAATGATAGTGATGGCTACGACTACGAAATGCAGATGGATGCCTACTATATGGCTTGGAAGAACAAGCTTTGCAAGTATCGTCCTCAGTATGGAGCAAATGAGACATCCTTCAAGCTCACCACATCTGTAGGCGTACACATGAACGTTGTCCTCGGAAATCTAAAAGCGCTAGGGATTACGTACAATGGCAAGGAGTTCTCTGTTGATTACACAACGTATAACAAGAATGCTTTTGATATTCAGAAGAGATTCTTGATTGAGTATGGCTCTATCAGTATTATAGATGCTCTCAACTCCATCTGTTCCGAAGACGCACTCAACTGCGAATGGTGGATAGATGGCTCTATTATATACCTTGGATATTGTGAAGTGGAAGGACAGACAACATTCGAGCAGAACGTTAATGTTCTGTCCATGTCCTATTCGGAATCCAAGTCAACTTATATCACAAGACTGTACGCATTCGGCTCAGATAGAAATATTCCGAAAGGGTATTTCACTGGTGCCGATGCGGACGTCACTACCGATGGTGTCGCTACTGACTATCTTATGCTACCTAATAAGGAAGTAGATAGTGATGGTTTCTACGCCAAGGATGGCTATTTGGAGAACGTGAATGTCGTTAAGAACGACAAACAGGCTGTCGAAGGTGTCGTGATGTTTGAAGATGAATATCCAAAGGTAGAATGTGCTGTTAGCAATATCAAAACCTATGATAGCACTGTTGAAAAAGAAGATGGCACGAAGACTACACAGACATTTTGGCAAGTAACAGCTACAGATTCATTTGCTACAAGCTTTGAGACAAGTTGGATAAAGAAGAATCTAACTCCTGGCATCAAGTTTACTAGCGGTGCTCTAATGGGTATGGAGTTCGAGGTTAGCTTCAAGGTTATCGACAATGTTAACTACTTCGAGATTATTGCGAATGACACATATGGAAGAACGCTACCAGATGGTGTTATGTGTCCAAAGGTAGGGGATAAGTTCTTCCTTTATAACTGGGACGCAACCAAGATTACAGATACGGACCTCATCCCTACCGCTCAGTTGTCTCTGTTCGACAGAGCGAAGCAGTACTATCAGAAGACCATGATCAGCAACTCTAACTTCACATGCACGATGGATGGAGGCAAGTTCTACAATAATGGGATATTCGATTATCATCCTCTCGGTGAGCAGGTAAAGCTGATTAATGATATGTTTTCGCAGGTAGATGCGGATGGTAAGCACTATCGAAACTCTCGCATCATCGGTATGGATATTCCTTTGGACATTCCTTACGACCACCCTCAGTATACTGTAGGAGAAAAGGCAGCAACAAGCCGATTAGGTAAACTGGAAGACAAAGTTGATTCCATAACTGTAAACGGTATGCAGATAGGAGGCGTTGGTAGTGGAGGCGGTGTGTATGTCATAGGAACAAATGATTCAACACCTGTGACTGATAGCAATGTTTATTCCGCACGCAAGGCTAACAAAATCTTCTTACGTAAGGATGTAGACGATGTGGCGCAGGGACTGATACGCTTCATGCAGGGTCTTAAGCTCGGTGACGGTGAGAAGGGTATTGACGCTAAGGGCAATGCGGTGCTGGGCGACGTGCAGATGTTGTATGCTGTGCTGCGACGTATCGTGTCGCTGGGCTACGACGGGGCGACGCAGCAGGGTTTTGGCATCGTAGACCGTGGCGACGGCAAGTTCAGGCTTGACATCCACGACCTTCAGGTGTGGGGCAAGGCTGTGTTCCAAGAGCTGGAGGTGCGCAAGCTGTCGTATGCCGGGGGCAATGTGTACCTGAGCGGTTCGGGGGGCAGGATATTCAAGGCGGAGGAGCTGTATGACGAGGCAGGCAAGCTGAGGGGCTGGCGCTGCTGGCTGCTGGCTGATGACGGCACTACGGCGACGCAGAACTTGTGGCGTGTGGGCGACCAGGCACGCTGCCAGACGTTCGGGTTGGCTGACAAGCAGAAGCCGACTCGCTCGTGGTGGCGACTGGTGACTGCCGTGAGTGAGGAGAATGTGGCACTGACTGACGAGTCGGGCAATGTGCTATATGACGGAAAGAAGTTCGCATGGATTGAGATTGCGAAGGACAACTGCGAGCTGGGCAGCGACGTGCCCGAGGCTGGCGACACAATAGTACTTGACGGCAACCAGAATCCTAACGAGCGTTACCGTCAGGGTGTCATGATACTGGAGACTACTGGTCCGAACACTCCTCGCATCGTGGCGTATAAGGGTGTTGTGGGCTACACGCATGAGGGCTGTGAGGTGTTCAAGCTGTCGCCCGAGGGCTCAAGGATTGTATCGACATCGTTCGAATGGGTGTCGCCTACGGGTGACATTATACACATTGTCAATTACAGAGGCGAGTGGCAGAGTGGCGTGAGCTACGGCTATTATGACCAAGTGAGTCACGGCAACGGTGTGTGGCTGTGTACTAACAGCAACGGCAGCACTACTGAGCCTAAGGAGGGCAATGCCGACTGGCAGCTGGTGATGAAGGCGGAGAAGGGCGAGAAGGGCGACGACGGTGTGGCTTATCAGGTGATGATAACGAGCGACACGGGCACGGTGATGATAAACGGCTCGGGGAAAATGACGCTCAACGCTACGCTGCTGCGCAATGGCGAAGACATAAGCGACACTATCAGCAACGGCTCGTGGTCATGGTGGCGACAGTCGGCTGACGCTGAAGACGATGCTGTGTGGAATAGGCTGCATGAGGGCGTGGGGCGCTCGTGTCTTATCACACGTGATGATGTGAGCAGGCAGGCGCAATTCGGGTGTCGTGTGTACATATCAGACTCAAAGACTATTAATAGTAAATAATATAACTTTAATTCAAAAATAAGATTATGGCAAAAGTATTAGCTAATGGTCAGATTACTATCGTTGACCTCAATGACGGCAAGGCCGTTCAGTGTTTTACTCAGTGCTCTAAGGGCGAGACTCAGATTTACACACCAGATACGGGTGTGTACACTCCGAACTATTCGGCAAGTGAGCCTAACGTTATCACAGCTCGTGTCTACGTGACTGGCAATGCTTCAGACCAGGCTCCGACCTCGGCTTGTACCGGATGGTCGTGGAAGGTGGATGGTGCGGCCGCTACCCCAGTGAGCGGTAAGTCGTACCAGCTTAACCTCGCAAGCAACATCGCCAAGAACGGCAGCGTGAAGAACATCGAATGGTCGTGTACATACACTGACCCTGAGACTAAGGCTACGACTACGTGCATCGGCTACAAGACGATTTCGCTGGCGAAGAGTGGCGGTGCGCTCCAGACGGTGCAGATTGAGACTCCCGACGGCAACACGTTCGACTCGACCAACAACACGAAGAAGCTGCGTGCCGTGGCGAAGTTCTTCCGTGGCAACGTGCAAGACACTTCTCTGACTTCTATGACGTGGGATGTGCTGAATATCAGTGCCGGAACCTGGAGCCCTGTGTCTTCGGGCAGCGTGAGCACTACGGGTGGTGTGAGCACTCTGAATGTTTCTGCCAACGACGTGCTTAACTTCCAGACTTTCCGCTGCACGGTCAAGGATGGTACTGACACTGCATACGCTATCGTAACGTTCTTCGATGCGAGCGACCCATATATGATTGAGGTGTACTCGCTGACGGGCGACAAGATTGTCAACGGTGCACAGTCGACCGAGCTTTTCGCTCGTGTTTGGAAGGACGGCAAGGTGGTGGAGGATGGTGCTCAGATTAAGGCTGACAGCAGTACTCCAAGCTTCACGTACAAGTGGACGAAGTACAATGCGAGCGGTGTGGCTACCAACTGGGACGGTACGACAAGTCCAGTAAACGCTTCGACCAAGCCTTACGTCACCGTGGCTAACGGGGACGTGAAAGGCAGAGGTACATTTACTTGTGAGGTGTCTAAATAAGGGCACCTCACCCTTATTCTGTTAACTAAAAAATGATAAGTGTATGGCAACATTATTGGCGAGGGGGCAGATTACGATTGCGGCGATAAAGGATGGTGCTGACGGCAAGAACTACTGGCAGCAGGATGTGTGGGTAGACTTGTCGGCTGCAACCTACGACCAGAATACATGGTACACGGTTGTGGGAGAGCAGTTGCCGCAAACTGGTTTTGCCGGCATTAAGGTGGTAGTGAATCTCAATAGCGACACCAAGCCTTCATGGTCTACTCATTCGGCAGGCTTTTCTGTAGATTTTCATATCGACACACAAGCTTCTGGTTGGGGCACTACACTTGCAGAGACAATCATCTATTCTGACACCTTTAACTTTTGTTCTGTCTCGCCTGTCAGCTACAAGCAGTTAGGTTGGGGTAGCAGACCTATATTATATCTGCGAGGCGGTGGTAAGTATCGTGTGTTCTCTACATATAACGCAGCGTGGAAAATATATAAAGACGGTTACACTTGGCAGTCGGGGCAATACTCTCAATCAGCCAAACCTTCCAGCACTCGCCCTACCCCAGAGGGGCATACACTTAAAGGAGAGCAAGGCTACGGTATTGTGGCTGCTATACAGCGTGAAAAAATGTACACAGAAGAGATATGGGCTGTTTGGGCTGAAATAGGGCATACAGAATCATGGGGCGTAAGTGTAGAAGACCGCAATGGCTGCCGTATTGGTGATATTTTCACCGTATCTGGTACTGCCATAGATACTGGCAACTATCACATAGCCTACTATCGCAGTACTACTGATAATGGTGAATTGGTTGGTGTGTGTATCGCTCATTCCATTTCTCCCAAGGGAGACACTGGCAACGCAGGCTTCAGTTTTGCCAATGGCAAGTCACTATACAAGGATTTGCTGTTTGATGAGGGATATAATGGCTGTGAGGTTTACAACAATCTGAATAACGATAATGTTAAGTTAAGCATCGTTTCTAAATCGTCAGACAATCCTTATAGTATCGCTAAGAAAGAGCTTAAGATAGAGACTACGGGGGCTGCTACGCCAGGTCACGGCGGAGTAGAGCAGACAATAATGTCACGGGCGAGTGCTATGTTTGTGCGTCGTGTTATTGCAAAAATACCTAAAGGTTATTCATTGGAGACCGCAGAAAATGCAATGGGTGTAGGTATGGTGCAGAAATGGTTAACTCCCCATGTTGGCACTGGTGTCTTTACCGAATACATATATATGTATCAGTGTGGTGCAAGCGGTAATTTCAGCACTGGAGGTCACATGTATCTGTCGGATAATGAAACTGACACCATCGACAAACCAGTGGTGTGGTATATAGCATCGTGCGAAACTTATGACATGACTGCTGGCAGCTCTGCACAGATAAAGTCTACTGAGGTGATGTATGCTACATCTACTTCGGGCACTTCTGCTCCAACGAGTGGTTGGCAGAAGAATATCCCTACTGTTGCATCGGGTTCGTTCTTGTGGTCAAGGTTTACGGTTACATATATGGATGGCAGTAATGCCGTGTCATATAACGTGAGCAAGATGGGCGACCGTGGCCCACAAGGACCGACTGGCGCGGCTGGCAAGGATGCTGTGTCGGCTTCGTTTTCGCCTGCTGCTCTGACTTTCTCGGCTAAGACTGACAGCAACGGCAATGCTACGGCTAACACGACGAGCGGCAATACCGCCACTATCACGATGCTTGAGGGCAGCAGTGTGGTGACGGGTACTTACTCTATCACTACGATGGTGGGCTGCGAAGCTGTTATATCGGGTAGCACTGTGACGGTGAAGAGTGTAGCTCATGACACTATTGACGGCAGGGCTATCAGCAGGACATCGGCGAGCGTGACGGTGAAGTGCGTGCACAACGGCAAGACGTGCTATGTGGACCTGCCTATCAGCGTGAGCGTAAGCGCAGTGTGGGGTGGCTTGGTGACTTCACAGGAGAAACTGGAGTCGAAGTACACTGAAGTAAGCAACAAGTACAACGCCCTGCCGCTGAAGACTCCGGAAGCACTGACGCAGTACACCTCTACTATCAAGCAGAGCGCACGGGAGATTTCGCTGAAGGTGTCGCAAACGGCTATTGGCAGGAAAAATCTGCTTGTGGGGAGTGCGCTGAGACGGCAGGGTGAAGGAGTGATTTTAAGAGGTGGTACGAGTATCTCTGTTATCAATCAATATAATGGAGTCAATTCTGCCACTTGTTTTGGTAGCTCGATGCCTGGTCTACAGTGGATGTATACACGAGGTATCGCACATAACATAAAAGTAGAGAAGGGCAAGACATACACAATTTCGGTTATGGCGAGAGCTACGGCTAACTCATCTATATACATCGAAGGCTATTATACCATCGGTATGAATACAACAGATAGACCTACGGGAGTTGGAACTGGGGGCAGCGGCGCTTTACTGAACCCAGCCGTCGGCACTCAGTGGCAGTTATATCAGCGTACCTTTACAGTGGCTGCTGATAGCCCATACGAGTTTTTGCAAATTGCAATTATGGCGCAACCCGCGAGTGACGCTACGGTATACCTGTGTCAGCCCATGCTCGTCGAGGGCGACGAATATGTGGGCTGGTCGCTGTCTGAGGAGGATGCTGAGTATATCGGTGGCAATTTGCTGGATAATACTGATACGCTGATGCAAGGCGGTAACTTGGTGATTGCAAGTGGCAATCTGTATACTGACGCAAACTCATATAAAGGATTCCCGACAAGGCGGGTAAATCTGCTTGAGTCAACAGGTGCGTTTCTGGGTATCCTACAGTGGGATTTGTCGAATGATGGTGTTCTGACGGTCGGTCAAGACTACATGTTCTCGTTTTGGGCGAAGGGTAATATCGGAGGTAAGTTCATATCGTACTTATACAAAGACGGTAATCAAGTTGTATATACTGAGGTATTGGACAGAGCAGACGGCCCAAATCAACATCAAGCAGCAGACGGTAACGCTGGAGTAATATTCAAAGAGGACTATTTATGGAGGCAATACTGGGTGCACTGGCGTGTTGTTGGCAGCAATCTGCCTAAATACGTACAGATACGCTGTATGAAGGGTTGCGACCTCTACATATCTCAGCCGAAGCTGGAGTATGGCGCTACGGTGACTGAGTATCGTGCGACGAAGACCGATTTCGTTGAGGACAAGAGCGTGGCTGGCAAACTGCTTGATGCTGGCATTGATATTAACAGCAAGGAGATAACGCTGACGGCAGATAAGACGAAGCTCAGAACGCAGTCGGGGCAGGAAGTGGCTGTGTTTGACAAGGACGGGCTGAATGCAGACCTTATAAACGCCAAGCACGTATGGGCGAAGAGCGAGAACGGCAAAAGCACGGTGGGACATTTTGGCAATTACGAGCCTGATTATTGCAAGGTGTCTGACAACGTGTATGCTCCGCTGTTCATAGGTTCATCTACGGCGGCGAATGCTCCGTTCTATGTGACGAGTACTGGTGCGATTAAGGCTACGGCAGGATATATAGGCGACTTTCAGATAATTGAAGGTAAGCTCGTCAAAGAAGACTCTGAAGGCAAACGCTACATGCGTCTTGACAATTTCAACTTGTCATTTGAAGACACGCATGACAGTATATTCAGGATGACGTTGGGTAACTTTGTTTCTCCATCTCCTGGCGGTACTACTTATTCTGGCGGTTTTGACTTGGAGAGGTTGAGAAATTTCAGTACTTCCTCTACCAGTTCTACTTCTACACAGTATAATGTCGGTCTTACGCTAAGTGTCAGCGGTACTATGAATAAAGACGCGAGAGAGTATCAGGGTAATGTCATTTCCAACATCCCTAACGGCAACCACGCCCTGCTCATATCAAGAGGCGACATAGCCGGCTTCCGCCCGATGCTGACCAAGGCTACGATAAGCAGGGCTATATCTAAGGTAGAGTGCGTTATTGTGTGTACTCCTCCGCAAAACGCAAATATTATCCTCACACTGCCTGACGACCCAGAGATTGGACAGCACTATACGTTCATTCAGAGAAACGGTGAGTGGAGGAACAATAAGTGGGGTCATGTGATAATCAAGTCCAACCAAAGCTCTGGCTATCCTATAACGAGATATAATGCCGACAGGTCATGGTCGTTTGAGGGTGAGTGGATATACAACATCATACAAATATGGTTCACTGGCGACGAGTGGATATTGCAGTGGCACAACCAGAGTTGGTAAAGAGTAAAAGGTAAAAGAGTAAAAATTGATGATGATATGAGAGTAAGTGAGATTTTGATAGATAAGCTGAAGCATATGGAGGGGTATCGGGCGGTAATGTTTAATTTTTAAAGTTTGAGAAATGAGTATAATGATAACGAAAGAACAGATGTTGCAGATTATGCCTACCGCCAAGGAGCGTGTGGGCAAGTATCTTACGTATATAAACAGCTATGCGGAGGTGTTCGGTATTGACACTCAGCTGCGCATGGCTCACTACTTGGCGCAGATAGCGCATGAGAGTGGCGAGCTGAGATATACCGTGGAGCAAGGCCCGAGGAGCTACTTTGACAAGTACGACACGGGCAAGCTGGCTCGGCAGCTTGGCAATACGCCACAGAAGGATGGCGACGGCTATAAGTACAGAGGCAGGGGTTTGATACAGATTACGGGCAGGGCGAACTATGACGCTTACAACCGCTCGGCTTATTGCAAGGGTGACGTGATAGCGAATCCTGAGCTGCTGGAGAAGCCTTTGGGTGCAGTAAAAAGCTCGATGTGGTGGTGGAAGACGCACGGTCTGAACATACTGGCTGACAACGACGACGTGGTGAAAATCACGAAGAAGATAAACGGCGGTCAGAACGGATTGAAGGAGCGGTGCAGTTATCTGGCGAGAGCGAAGAGAGCGTTGGGGATATGCAAGTGAGAGTTAGAATGGTGTAGGTGTGGCAGAGGGAATGACATTAATAATTAATCATTTAGAAAAAGGAATGGAGAATATGCAAGTAGTAGAAATTGTAGTATCGGTCATAACTGCTTTGGGTGGTTGGGAAATGATTAAGTACTGCATGAACAGAAAGACCAACCGCCGAAAGGAGGAAGCCGAAGCCGACAACGTGGAATTTAACGTTTTGCGTGAGGCTATGGACTTTTTGCAAACACAGCTCAAAGAGAAAGAGCAACGGTTTGCAGAACAGACCGATTTGGTGAGAAAGCAGAATTTAGATATTTTGCAGATAAATAAGGAAAAGGCGCAGTTAGAACTTGAACTACAGCGCTATAAGTGTGTAATTAAGGGTTGCATGAAACGTGACCCACAAAATGGTTATTAATCAGAAGGTATGAAAAAGTGGATTGTGTGCTTTGTGCTGGTGTGTTCGCTGTGCCTGAATTGGCTTTTATACTGCGAAAATGGCAAAGGGCGAATAAAAGGGCGGATGGAAACGGACACAACGAGGGTGACGGTGGTGGACACTGTCCCCTACGTGAAGCCTGTAGCGAGGGACAGCGTGGTGGTGAGGTATGTGACTAAGAAACTGCCTATTGTGCATGATACAGTGCACCCTATCTGTATAGATAGTGCTGGTGTTAATATACCTATCATTCAGAAACAGTATTGCGACAGCACCTATACTGCCTGGGTGAGCGGATATGAACCATCATTGGATAGTATAAGGGTGTATGCGAGAAGGGAGGTTGTGACGATAAACAAAGTAAAGAAAGAACCTCCTAATAGGTTTGTAGTTAGCTTAAACATTGGCTATGGGCTTACTCCCTATAACGGCTTACAGCCTTATATAGGCGTTGGTGTCGGGTATAAACTATTTTCATTCGGTAAGTAATATGAAATACGTAATATTGATATTTTTTGGTATCTTTGCTGTTATCTCGGCATTTATGCCAAAGTATGAAAATAACCAAGTTGTCAAAGATAATTTGACAACTGACAAGAAACATTCAGTTATTAAGAAACGCTTAACAACTGAAAAAAGGAATAATTAGGTATGTTTTAGGTAATTAGATTGTTTTAGGATGTGCCTTGCTTGTCTGTGATAGATAGGCAAGGCTTTTATTTTCAAATTGCTACAATAAACCTCTTTTATGTAATGTTTTATCATATAAATCAAGTATATACTAACAATACGAAAAATTAACAATCAAAATAACTGCATTCTGACATTTTTTGTTATATTTGCTCAATATCAGATAATAAACTAAAATGGTTATGACAGATGAAAAGAAAAAGACACTCCTTTCTGTCATGGATGGAATGGACGTGAGCGAGGTAATCTCGCTGTTAATTATGAGCGGTAACAGCTATTCAAGAAGGCTGTTGAAATTTATTAAATGGATAACTAAATGGCTACCTATATGTATAATGGTGTGGCACAGCTTTGCTATGTGGGACTTCTCACAAAATCCACGAGAAATGTTTATCGTGCATTCAGAGCACTGGCCCAGTTACACGTTTATATATGTGTTACTGTATGTGCTGCCGATTTTGCTTATACTATTCAGTAGATTCTTCTGGCTGTGTTGGGTGTACAGGATTCCGTTCTTTTACTACTTCGGTGTCAATGCAATACACCTTACATATTGGTCGTGGTATACCACAAAAGAAATGGTAATGTCGTGTATGTCTGTTATTGTTATGACAGGAGTATTCTACCTGTATTGGACGATTGACTGGTTCTTAACAAGAACAAGGATAGGCAAAAGAATTTTCTTCTAAATGCGAAAAATATGAAAAGGAAAGTATTCAATTATTACACCTTGGCTCAAATTCTGAAATCTTTGTATGAGAGCTGTATGAAAGCGTGGGAACAACAGAAGAATGGAGAAAAGGTAACAGCTTGTGGAATGTCAGATGAAGATATAGAAGAACTATGCGAAGACTATCTTCCTAATCTGATGAACCCAATGATGTCTAAAGAAGAAGTACAACGTAAGCTTGGTGTCAGTGAAGCTACACTCAACAGAATGGTAAAAAGAGGAGATATTCCTAACGGACAGCAAGACGTAGGAGGTCATGTTAGATGGTGGAAGAAATGGGACATACTGCCGTTTATAAGAAAGACCCATAAGAAATGATAGTATATGCTATCAACCTAAATAACTGATTTACAATGGATAATAAAAAGTGTGAGCGTGTTATGGCTTTATTTGTCGTAACACGCTAATTTTGTGTCTGTAACGTTACAATAGTGTTAGTAAATCTATTAAGGTAAAAACTGAAAAAAGATTGTTATTATGGAGAGTAAAACTTACGTATTCGGAGAGAATGGTCCTGGTACTGGTGGCGGTCTTAATAGCATTTTGGCTATGCTCCCAGCACTCATGCAGAAGCAGGGCGTAGACCCAAGCTTGTTTGCCCTTTGCAACGGCAAGAGCAACGGCAATGGTTGGGGTGAAAATCTGTTCGCTATCTTGCTTCTGTTTATCCTCATGGGTAGAGGTAACTTCTTTGGCGGCGGTTTTGGCGGCGGCATGATGCCTAACGGACAGGGTGGCGTTGTGCCAATGATTAACAACGATGCGAACACAGCTGTTATCATGCAAGCTGTTCAGCGCAATGGCTATGATGTTCAGAGCTTGGCAACAGCCCTCAACACTTCGAGCGATGCTGTAATGGCTGCTATCAACAGCTTGGGTCAGCAGGTATGCAACATCGGTAATCAGATGGGGTTGAATACCAATCAGATAATCACGGCTCTGATGCAGGGTAACAATGCAATCGCTACACAGCTTGCTGAGTGTTGCTGCAAGACCAACAACGCCATTACCGCAATGGACGGTAACGTGAAGCTGGCAATGTGTCAGCAGACGGGAGCTTTGACGAACGCTATCAACAACGTGGCTGTTGGTCAGGAGCGTGGTTTCTCTAATGTTGCTTACGAGACGCAGCGTCAGACTTGCGACTTGCACAACGCCATTAAGGATAGCACCCAGACCATCGTAAACGGTCAGAAGCAGGCTGTTATGCGCGAGATGCAGAACAAGATTGACGCTCTGCGTGAAGAGAACAGCACCTTCAAATCTTCAGCCATGACTTCGCAGATTGTAGGTCAGGCTATAGCACCTATCAATGCCGTATTGACAGGTCTGCAGCAAGAAGTGGCAGGTATCAAGTGTAAATTGCCCGAAACAGCGACTGTTGCTTACAGCCCCTTTACAGCCGTTCCTAACTGTGTAGCAGCTCAGATGGGACTGTATGGTTTTAATGCCGTGAATGGTGCGAGCTTCTGGACTTAAAGAAAGGAGGACAAGACTATGATTTGGGGCTATCCTTTTTCATGGGTCAATAGAAGAGGTTCGGCAGCTGTAGGTTCTACAGGCGTAAAGGTAAACACTGCTAACGTGGTGTTTACCTTCAAGAACCACGCTTTCGTAAATGCCAACTACAGAGGAACAATATTCGTGAATCTGCAACAGGCTATACCGACAGGTACAACGACTACGCTGCCAATCCTCTTTGAGACCAACGGCACAACACAGGCTGTGACTAAATTCAATGGAGCAGCACTGACCGTTGCCGATGTAGCCGGAACTGGTGTATATCAGTTGTGGTTCGAGAGAGACACTAACACCCTTCAGTTGATGACGGGTATTGTATAACAAGTTAAAATTCGACTTCTATGTTTCAAGGACTAAGACCAAATAGCATATTCTATGTGCTTGACAAGTCGGGAGAACCGACACTGAAAATAGGGCAAGTGGTAAGCGTGAGCAATCCGCAACCCAAGTTTCCTTCGTATCAGCCTGGGCAGTTTAATCCGCAGCCAATGGAAACAACGGTAGATGTAAAGGTTAAGATGCCAGATGGTGAGGCGGAGTTTAAGCAATTGCCATCGAACGGACAGATTGCTAACTCGGGAGACCTCGTTGTATCTGAGAGCCGTGAGGCTATGAGCGCAGAGGTAGAAGCGATGTTCAGACACTCAAAGGAGGTGCTTGACAGTAAGGACTACCATGAGAAAGTGGTAAAGAACTGTGAGCAGATGTTGGGCATCCTCAATCCGCAGATAGCCAAGGAAAAGGCGCAGGAACAGAGGATAGGTAATCTTGAAGCCGATGTGAGCGGCATGAAAGGCACATTGTCTAATATAGAGACTATGCTGCAAAGAGCCTTGAACAAGAAGTCGAACGGAAACACTTAATACTTAACATTATGTATATGGTTGAGATAACAGAAAACAAGTTTGACGAGCTTGTGGAGAATGCCGAGAAGATGCTTAAATACGGCGGCAAGGTAATGTCCTGCATTGAAAGTTTGAGACATGGTGACGGTCGTATGGGCGAGCGTTCGCCTATGCCGGACTATCGAGACATGGGTCGTGACGAGCGAAGACGCTATGAGCGTGGCATGGACTACGACGATGAAGGACGTTACGGAGAGCGTTACGGTGGCGGCTACTATGGTGGTGGCAGACGCTACTAAGTAATAACCGACAGGTAGGGAATACGGTTTCCTACCTGTCTTAACAAGGAAAGACTATGAAAAAATGTAGAATGCCTTTAGATGTCTACGATTTGAAGCCAGAAGGAATGATAGCTTATCTCAGATATAACGGCTATCACTTCAACAAAAAGATGTGCGACTGGGCTGTCGGTCGGATGCGCAAGGTTAACAAGGCGAGCGGTAAAGAAGAGCCGATTGAGCCTATAAGCAAGGACAAGGTAGAGGAAATGATGCAGACAAATGGACTGACTCTTGAAAACCTTGTCGGCTATGACCATGTGTATGTTGCAAACATGTGTAAGGCTGACTTTTGGGGCAAGTCCATAAAGGACGAGTTGAGCTTGGCGCAATATGTAAAGGACACAATAGACGATGTAGACCAGAAGGACGGTTTTGTGTTTAATCGCTTCTATGCCGACTGCTGCCACAATGGTATGCCTATACCTTGGGAAGATTTGCTATGATAAGGCGTGAGATTCATTTGGATCAGTATAGGTGGAGTATTACTTGTTTCATCTGGTATACCGCCAATGACACTGATGAGATATGTCATGCGTTAGAAAATATAGGTTGTAATGACCATTCCCTTGAATCGGCATATAAGCACCTATCATTGTCGAGTGACGAGCGAGGATTAACTTACTCTAACGTGGGAAAACGAGAGAGCGTTGTCGCAGTTGGCGCATCTGACAACAAAGGAAGTATTATAAATACTATAGGTCATGAACTTCTGCATGTTGTTGCGCACATCTGCGATAATGACGGAATAGAAATGCAGAGTGAACAGCCATGCTACATCATGGGTGAGCTTTGTGAAAAAATATTTGAATCAATCTAAATCTAAAAAGTGGAACTATGGATATAAAGGTAATGATAGAAGCAGCAACAAAGCTGAATGATACTTGGAACAAATGTACAAAAGGAATAGAGAAAGAAAACCTTTCTGCTGATGTTTACAACTGTGCTTGCGAAATTGACGAAGCTATAATAGCACTTGTTGAAAAAATAGGTAATTGCGCTAAGACGATTACTATCAGTAAAATATATGGAAAATCCCCTCTTGCAGAAAGTCACAAAACAATCATAGCAAGAGATAATATATAAAATTAAAGGAAGCAAGTTGTTTATGTGCAATTTGCTTCCTTTAATATTTCTGCATCTATGTTAAGTTAACAAAAAGTTAAATTCTTCGTCTTAGCCGTTCTAAGCCAGTCTAATTTTTCTACCATATACTACTACATATTTTACTAATAAAGCGATTACAGAGAAAAACGACATTTAGACCAAACACTATC